CCTGAGCTACCATCAGTTCCTGATGAGCCTGATGAGCCTGATGTTCCTGAACTACCATCAGTTCCTGATGTGCCTGAACTACCATCAGTTCCTGATGTTCCTGAAGAACCACTTGTTCCACTAGATCCTGAAGATCCACTCGTACCGCTAGAGCCTGAGCTACCTGAAGTGCCTGAGCTACCATCAGTTCCTGATGAGCCTGATGAGCCTGATGTTCCTGAACTACCATCAGTTCCTGATGTGCCTGAGCTACCATCAGTTCCTGATGTGCCTGAAGAACCACTTGTTCCACTAGATCCTGAAGATCCACTCGTACCGCTAGAGCCTGAGCTACCTGAAGTGCCTGAGCTACCATCAGTTCCTGAAGTACCTGAGCTACCATCAGTTCCTGATGTACCTGAGCTACCTGAAGTACCTGAGCTACCATCAGTTCCTGATGTTCCTGAAGAACCACTTGTTCCACTAGATCCTGATGTACCTGATGAACCTGATGTTCCTGAGCTACCATCAGTTCCTGATGAGCCTGATGAGCCTGAACTACCATCAGTTCCTGATGTGCCTGAGCTACCATCAGTTCCTGATGTTCCTGAAGAACCACTTGTTCCACTAGATCCTGAAGATCCACTTGTGCCGCTAGATCCTGAACTACCATCAGTTCCTGATGAACCCGAAGAGCCTGAGCTACCATCAGTTCCTGATGAACCCGAAGAGCCTGAGCTACCATCAGTTCCTGATGATCCTGAGCTACCTGAAGTACCTGAGCTACCATCAGTTCCTGATGTTCCTGAGCTACCATCAGTTCCTGATGAGCCTGATGAGCCTGATGTTCCTGAACTACCTGAAGTACCAGAAGAACCATTTTGATTTACTATGTTAATAGTACCAATCATACCCGCATGATTAGCACATTGATATACTATACTGCTTGGAGCATCCGCTGGAACTCTATAAATTATTAAAACACTAGTGTTAGCTTTTCCATTTACAGGATCGTTGTTGGTTGTACCCGGCACAGCTGATGTATCACCTGATGATAATCTTAAAGCAAACGGATGACTTGTTGAAACAGCACTTACATTAAAGTAATACAACTGTCCCCTTACTATAGTAAGAGTCGGAAAGTTACCAGCATATCCACTAATAGTATAATTTGAACCTGCACTAGTTACTGTAAATAATTGACCGCCTTCAATACCACTTGTTCCACTAGATCCTGAAGATCCACTCGTACCGCTAGAGCCTGAGCTACCTGAGCTACCTGAGCTACCTGAGCTACCATCAGTTCCTGATGAGCCTGAGCTACCATCAGTTCCTGATGTTCCTGAAGAACCACTTGTTCCACTAGATCCTGATGTACCTGATGAACCTGATGTTCCTGAACTACCATCAGTTCCTGATGAACCCGAAGAGCCTGAGCTACCATCAGTTCCTGATGAACCCGAAGAGCCTGAGCTACCATCAGTTCCTGATGTTCCTGAAGAACCACTTGTTCCACTAGATCCTGATGTACCTGATGAACCTGATGTTCCTGAACTACCATCAGTTCCTGATGAACCCGAAGAGCCTGAAGTACCATTAACCCCACTTATACCTGAAGTTCCACTTGTTCCTGATGAACCTGAGCTACCACTTGTTCCTGAATTGATCCCTGTCACCTGTACGGAGGTTCCATCACTATTATTCAAAGTAAGTGTAGATGTCCCACTATTGTAAGTTCCTCCGGTTACTGTGCCTGTAAACCCTGTAATTGAAACTGATGTTCCATCATTATCTGATAAAACTAAAGTTGTAGTCGCAGAAAAATATGTACCACCTGTAATTACGGTGTCGTTCATATTTGCAATTCTCCAACGTGCATTTGCTCTAGTAACCCCACCAACACCTTCAATTGTAGATCCTGTCCATACATTTACGAAATTTTGACCTGCAACTGTATTTGTATAACACTGATATCCCGTTTCTGAGTCTCCAACCAATGAACCCGAAGCTTCCGCAGCATCCCACAATGCGGCGTAGTTGTCTATCTCATATTGATACGTCGTCTCAGCAGAGATGACGTATACCATCATACCTAAACGTCTTCTACCACAAGAAATCTCGTCGGTTTCTATGGTCACTGCGTTTGGTGAAGAAAGCGGTGTTCCATATGTGAAATTAATTGGTATTGTATTTCCTGAATACAAAATTGTACCTGAACTACCATCAGGAATCGTAAATTCGAGGTCCTGATGAGAAAAAACTTCCATGTAGCCTCCAATGGAGTACACGCTGAAGTTGGTACCTGTATTGTTATCTAACGTGACGGTATCTGCGCCTTGTAAGATAACTGCTGAAGTGGGATTTCGATACTCAAAGCTCATTTTTATTTATTTTTTGTGTTATATTAATGTATTACCTTTAAAGTAAATATCGTTAGTTGCGCCATTAAATCTAAATGTTGCATTTGTATATGTTGTGTATACTCTATACACACCCACAGGGATTGTTGAACCTGTATTTGTTACAGTTAGATTATAGATGGCTGCGGTCATATTGGCTGTTGTTAGTGTGTTAGGATCTGACGCATTGTTGAATCCAATCTGCGAGATTCTTTGGCCGTTTGTTGATCCTGTTGGAATAATGAACGTATACCAAGCATTTCCAGGTACTGTAGCCGCAGAGACTTGGATTGTTTTAAATAAGTAAGCATTGATAACGTTCCCATAATCGTCTGTTCCGCCTCCAGTTGGTTGAGAGTATGCTGTTTGTATGCTAGGAAAACTTCCACCCCAACCTGAGAATGATATGTAGTTATTCATTTGTGTATTAAAGGTTGCTTGAACTGTAGAAAGAGCAAGACCGTTCGCGAAACCACGGAATAAACCAGGTGATGATTGAGATAACATCCATGAATTTATTTCTACGTTACCACTTACTGGTTCAATGAATAGGTAGTTGGGTAAAGCAGCATTAGTTGGTGTTGGAGTATTAGTTGGTGTTGGAGATTCTGTATTGGTAGGTGTTTGTGTTGTTGTTGGAGTATTAGTTTGAGTTGGAGTATTAGTTGGTGTTTCGGTATTGGAAGGTGTTGGAGTATTAGTTGGTGTTTCGGTATTGGTAGGTGTTTGTGTTGTTGTTGGAGTATTAGTTAGAGTTGGGGTTGGAGTTGGTGTTTCGGTATTGCTAGGTGTTGGAGTATTAGTTGGTGTTTCGGTATTGGTAGGTGTTTGTGTTGGTGTTTCGGTATTGCTAGGTGTTGGAGTATTAGTTGGTGTTTCGGTATTGGTAGGTGTTTGTGTTGGTGTTTCTGTATTGCTAGGTGTTGGAGTATTAGTTGGTGTTTCAGATGGTGTCTGAGTTGGCGTTGTTGTGGTAGTTGGTGTCTGAGTCGGTGTTTCAGTTGGCGTAGCGGTTAAGGTTGTTGTTGGAGATGGAGTTTGTGTAGAGGTAGCTGCTGGAGTTCCTGTTGGGGTGTTACTCGGTGTTACCGATGGTGTTTCAGTGGGTGTCTGAGTCGTTGTTTGTGTTGGTGTATTTGTTGGCGTCTCACTCGGTGTTGCGGAAAGTGTGGTTGTTGGAGTAGGTGTTGTAGTCGGTGTTTGAGTAGTGGTAGCGCTTGGTGTATTTGTTGGTGTCTCACTTGGTGTTGTAGTCGGTGATGGTGAGGGTGTCGGAGTTTCAGTCGTACTTGGTGTTGGTGTTGGGCTAGTACCAACTGTAGCAGTTGGAGATGGAGTTAAAGTGGGTGTCGGAGTTGGTGTAGGTGTGGGTGTTACACATTCGAAAGTAATAATAACACCGTTGAACATATCTGTTCTCGTCTGAGCTGAGTAAGCTAAAGTTGCTCCTGTGAGACCTATGGGAAAAGAAGAATAATATACATCAAATGGACCTAAAGCATTAGAACTCGAAGCAAGTCGTACTATGTAACTTGTACAACCTGTTACCGTAACTTGTTGTTCTATGGAATTATCACAGTCTGGGGCATTATTGACAACGAATATCGAGTAAAGACTCATCCAAGATTTTTTTTATAAATACCCTTTTCCACTAATTTATCATTGATATTATTACAATTATTTTTGTTAAGCCATCATCACCTTTCAACTTGACTCGGATAAACTCAGTGTGGATACACAGGAAGCTTCAACGGTCGATAGTCCACCTACCTCACATGATGAAGTGCTTATTGTAATATCGGTGACACAAGAAACTGTATGTATGGTAATTAGAAACGAACATCCAAATCTGCACTCTAACAATTGGATTCTCTCACAGCCGTTCGCATCAAGCATTTTGAGAAGTATAGCGGGGGCGGTCGCAAATACTGTTGAGAGTGTCACACCTGTCTCGGGAGGTATGGGATTACCTGAGGTAATTGTATAAATTAAAGTTTCATAATTACCATAAATGTCTGATACATACACATTTATTGGGTATGTACCTCCAGTAACCGATGTGATTTCTACTCTTGTCATGACAAACACCTAATATCGTATAATATAATTAGTTCAACTATAACTTCTTCGCAATTTAAAGAACCCTCGGATCTATCGGTTTCGATTGTAATTTCGCTTGTAAGTTCATTTACTGTCACTTGTCCGATTCCAGGAATTGTTTCAAGTAAAGATTGAACTGTATTATACCATAATGAATCAGGTGGAGCGTCCACCAAACTTGTAGACACATAAAAATCTTGATCTAATTCGATTCCTTCGGGTTCTAATTCTACTTTTGCAATAAATGTGGCTGACACAAGTTGGCAGTTTGTTCTTCCTGTGGTTAATTCGTCAAATCCAGTATTCATGATTTGACCCAAACCTTTTTTTGTTCCCGATACATATGAGAATGTTTGTTCTCCGACCAAGTAAGTTCTGTAAGACACGTAACTCTTGTTACAGTCTATAATTGCATTTCTTGTTTGACTACATCCCCCTGAATCTATGACTGTAACAGAATAAGTTCCTGCTGTTAAACCTGTGGCGGTTATAGACTGAGGATTACCCGATACATTATCTGACCACTCGAATTCGAATGGAGGTACTCCCTCAGATATAAACGTTGTAATTAAACCATCTGACCCTTGTCCACAAGATGTAGAATATAGGTTGTATATCAAGGGCACACTACCGTTAACAAAAACTTGTTGAACCTGTGTGCATCCATCTGTATCTGTAATAGTAATTTGGTGTTGTCCTGATGAGACATTGGTAAATGTTACCGCACTAGCAGTTGTATCAATTATATTTTGAACTCCATCTAAAGAATAGTCAAATGGAGATGTTCCTCCTGAAGATTTTTCCACTAAAATAATTCCAGTATTTCCTCCACATGTAGTCCCTGTAGTGGTTGCGGTAAAAGTGAAGATATTGTCAGACAGTATTGTACTTTCCTCTAAAAAGTAACACCCACTTGAATCCTCGAGAATTATAGAGTATGTTCCTCCTGATAAATCGTTAAATGTTTGTGATGCGGCGTTAGTTGTTATCGTTTCAGTTGATGAGTCAGGGTAAATCAATGTATATGTAAACGGTGAGGTGCCCCCTATAGCCGTAATTAGTATTGATCCGTCAGCATTACTACATGAGCTTTGTTCAATAGTAAGAATTATATCCGATATACCATTCTCTGTTGCCAAATCGATACCCGTACTGAATTTACATAGTGCTGCGTCCGTAACTAAAAAGTTATAAGATCCAGCAGGCACTCCACTCAGGGTAAATGACTGTGAATAAGATACATCAATTTGTCCCGTTGAGGCTGAATAATAGTATGGTCCTGTTCCACCGGTTATTGTCATGGTTATTACACCATCTGTGTTCAAGCAAGTTGGGATATTGTCGACGACAAAACTTCCGAGACCTACGGGATCGACTTGTCCAATTGACTGTTCTTTGATTTTAGAACATCCTGATGAATCTGTTACTTTTACAGAGTAAGTTCCCGCAGTGAGACCTGATATTGTGCTTCCTGTGGATCCATCGTTCCAAATATAGCTCCATGGTTGTACACCTGTTTGTCCTGTGATAATCAATTTTCCTGAAGGTTGTCCACATTGGGTGTCGGGTATAATATAAAAACCAAAATCAACCTCGACTGATGGATTTATAACAAAGGTTTGTGTCTTACCTGTACATCCACCATAATCCACAGCTGCAATATAGTAAGTTCCGGCAGAGAGATATTGGAAAGTTATCACTTCTAAGTCTGTTGTTGCAGATTGCAATAATTCTCCTTCAAACGTGTATAAAAAGAAAGAAGTCTCAGAGTAATCAGATGAATCTTCAGCCGAAACTGTACCATTATTCAGACTACAGGTTGTTGCCGAGACATCGATTATTGTTGCGCAGTTACCCGATGATACTGGTACGTTGACAGTGAACTCTAAGTTGACAGGAACGGTAGAATCATTTACTCTGAAGGGGTATGTTGCTGCGGATAGATTATTAACTTGTGAGAACGTAAGTTTTGGCGAAAGTGGGTCAATGTAGTCGTAGTCATACGCTAAATAATCTATTGCCATAATACCCTCTATACTACCAGCATTACTTGGGTAATACCAAGTAACCGTATACGGTGGTGTTCCACCCGAGAAACCGGCCTCTATGGAACCTGAAGAATTGTTTTGACAATCACCAGTGACAAATAGTATGTAATTAAAATCAGCCACGTAAACAATTTATTGATATGTTTATTCCAACATTCAGTTGGAGTTTTGTCTGTAAGTTTTTTGGTATACAATCCATGTTTGTGACGTTCAGTGTGTTTCCATTCAAAAAGTAATTCAATCCGTACTGATATAAATTGTCCAAGTTATCCGCTAAACTATTTTTCCAAAGGCTGTTAGTCGGTACGTCATTTAATCCCTCCCCCTGATAGAAAGTGGATTTAATTATTTGTTCATTACCTAACTTCAGGTCGACAAACCATGTTGTTGAAAGTGTATTAGTTATACAATCATTAAGTGTTAGTCCTTCCTCAGTCAAATAATTCTGTAAGGCTTGTAGTAATACTCCTTGGAAATTAGATACAGTGGTATTTCCGTTCAACCAAGGAAAAACTTTGAATTCAACAAACTCAGTTGAACAGTCGTAGTTGAACATTGAACCTATAATATAACAGGCTTCAGCAGGTACGGGTATAAATTGACATCCTCTTTGTCTTCTGTAGACGAATTTCTGTTTTTGGAAAATAGAATTCTCGAATCTTGTACCTGAATTCCATATCGTTGTTGCTGGAATCATTTGTTCAACCAATTTTATCCAATATGGACCAAGACCATCAACATAATCTATTAATTTCTGATAAGTGTAGTTGTTGTTTGGTATACCAATTGTATTTTCTTGTTCAAGATACTTCCAAAATATTGATGATAGAGTTGGATACCCGCCAGTGTGACCATCAGTGATGTACATTCTATTTCTAACATTGATTGTATTTTGCCAGAAAGTTTGTGCGAACTCGAAGAAGGTTTTTTTCTTTGGTTGTGGGTTTATAAATGTCCAATCGACACCTCCTGGCGTAGGAAATGGAGTTGTCATTCCTGTCTCAGGTATTGGGTAATCATACAATCTTGATTGATTCCACACATCATATACTAACCCTTGTCCAGGATTTAGAAAAAGATCAACATTTTTTACGTTTAGCACCAATTTCTCTTTGTCGATGTAGTAAAATGCTTCATATCCACCTTCTGTTGATATTCTAAGGTCTTCATCATCTGTCAACCAAGATTTTTTGTTATCAATAGTTTTTCGAAGTTTGAACCCTTCAGTCATGTATGGAAAATCTCTGTATCTTTCCAAATAAATCTGTCCATAAGTAAATGGTTCAAGTTGGGTTTGAAATGTTGGATTCGTACCTGTGAATACATTTGTCTCTACAGGGATCTCAGGACTCCTATGTTGTGGTGTGGACTCATACCAACCAGCACCTACTTGGAAAAAATAGTCTTGTGTAGGAAGGGGCGCGTATGGAAAACCCTCTGTATCCATAGGAAAATCATCAAGTCCCAAATTCACTTGTTCAAAAATTGTTGTTGAGGTGAATGCACTGTAAGTTTCTCCTTGAAACTTGTAAGTCACCGTTGAGGATAATGTTGGCACATTATCTACATATGTACCTCCTGAAATCTTTGCATATTGAACTGCAAATTGATCAAGATTTATTCTTTGGTCGGCAACATATATGTTTTCATTAAATTCTATCAAAGCGTCAGGTGCTCCCACTAATCTTAACAGAAACTCAACGGATCTTCTTGTACCTTTTGATTTGAAAAGATATCCGGAATTTAAAATTAGATTTCTATAAAATTGATAGTTCAATTCTGTTGGTGTAAGAGCTCTTGCGTAACCTGGATAGACGGGCGCGTTGGTTTGTCCAAATACTGAGTCTAAAAAGTTTTCGTTGGTAATTGGTGATATATTAGGTTCCCACCCTAATGTCGCGGCCAAATTTTTTAGTAGTAGTGATGGTATGTCATTTTGGATCGTATAGTTAACCGAGGTCATGTTTGCCATGCCGTCAATAAACTTTTTAACTTCATCAAAACTTCTACCATATATCTGAAGAATTTTTTCAACCTTTCTATCCTTGGTATCGAACTCTTTGAAAGAATCTTGTATCAAGAAACGGGAAATCAGATTTGTTTTATATGAATCTAACTCCTCTGAAACGAAAAATAATTGTCTGAGATATTCATCAAATGAATTTGTTATAATGTCTAAATTCCATGTGCCTTGTAATGGCCAAGTGATTGATGTAAAATTATTATAAAACTGACCGTTTTCATCCTCGCTCGGAACTTGAAAAACCGCTGTATATGGTGGTTGAATATATCTATTTAACAGGAATTTTTCTACCTCATCAAAAGATTCAGCAAACACCTCATCAACTACTAAGTCGTTTGGTCTTATATGGTAATTAGTTGTATAAGTTGTGGCTGTCGTCCCGAATGGTGATCCTGAAACATAAAATACCAAAGTACCTGATGCTAAACTTACTGATGGTTCAAACGATAATACCTTGAAAATATCATAAGGATTATCTGTGTTACCTGAGTTTGCAATTGCAATACAATAATCCAAGTAAGTACTATTCAAATTCCTAAGTGGAGAGGTAACTATCTCTCGAGCAACAATATTTGTTGCTGCAGAAATAGAATAATCAATGGAAAATGGATTTGCTAGTCTATCAACATCAACTGAGAATATAGTCTCATCATTGACACCATCATATACAATATTATAGGCTGTCAATCCAGTAATTGATTGTTCATTCATGAACCTGACGTCCAATGCGGCGGGAAATTTATTAATTATTTTTGTCACCGATACTTGAAGTCTCTTGGATAACGATCCATACATTGAGAAATTCGAAACCTCAGTTAAATCTAAGTTTGGATAAACTCTGAATTCTTTAGCAAATATCAATCTGCTTTCATCCAAACTCTCTATCTCCAAATCTTCTAAGCTAATGGGTGAGGAAAATGCTCCAATGTTAAATTCTCTCGTAACTTTTTCAACAACACTTGTTGTGAACTCGAAGTTACCTTGCGTAAGCCCGCCACCTTCAACAGTTTGTAAACCTACAATGTTGTCAAAGGGAGTTGCAGAACCACTACCTGGCCTTGGTGGATAAAAATATTTTTCTCGTTGTGGCATTAACTAATAATCGTGTTGAAGTTTTTACTGAAATCTATATTATCACCCCTATTTTGTCTAACTTCATATAGAAGATCATTGAACTGGTCTCTGATTTCAAACAAGTTGTATTGTCTGTAGATATTATTGTTAAAGTCATAGATTGTGTAAATTCCATCATCCATAGATTTAGTCTGATTTCCGTAAAGCGCGATTGCTAGCGTTGACACGTCATATTCAACCATTTCAATATCAATTGTTACAGGATTGAAAAAGGTGTTTGTTAAAACGATGTCTTGATCGGGTTGTCCGATATATGGTGTTGCGTTTGGTTTGTTTGTTGGTGATGATGAAGGTGATAGGGTTAGGAACATTAAGTTTGCCGTACTATCAGTGTATCTGTATCTTATTGATTTTTGTTGGGTATTTACCTGATTTGTGACGACTGGCTCACAAAAGAAATTAGATGTAACAACTCTAAAGAAATTAGGTATTTTTGTACCATCACTATTCAGATATTCTATTCTAAATCCAACAAGACCTTGAGGAACAAATTTATTTCTATATTCCTGAGGTATCAAATTAAGGTCTAATACAAGTCCTTTTACGTTTGGTAATGCGCTTAGAACGCCACAATCCACAATTACAGTTCTTATTTGTGCAGGTCTAATCAAAAGTGTGTAAATCCCAAGAGCATTGAATTCTGTCGCTGGAAGGGTTAAGTTGTATAATCCACCCAAGATTTCTACAGGGGACCCTCCGATTTGTTGATTGCTGAAATAAGGACGTAATAGAGTTTTAGCATCGAGTTTTTTCAAAACGAAATTGTTTGTTACGTCTCTTGAGGGAGTATAATTCAAAATTATCTCCATGTCATCTGGTGAACAGTCAGCTGGTCTTATTGTCCCGTATGAAGCTATTGCCATTTCTTTGTTTTATTTTCTATAAATAGTTTATCTGTTTATTTGGTTTCAACGTTGAAAAACTTGTAACCATAATTGATTAAGTCTCCCAAGTTATCTACCTCTCCAAGTCTTTGTATTTGTTCGTAAGCGGAGTTCTTTCCCCTTTCTATGTAGATATTAGTAACAATCTCCGCATCTCCCACAGCCTTCTGTAATGCAGGATTCTTGAAAAAGAATTGTGCTGTTAGTTCATTTTCAGTGAATCCTGAACTTTGGACGAAGAATTTAGTTTCTCCATTGGCAAAGTCGTAGTAATCCACATTGTGTATTGTGTATGCTGTAAATAATGGGGACCTATTATTTATAACTCCGAATATACCTCCGTCTTTAATTACGGGTGCCCCAACGATAAATTTCTGAGGACCATATTGAGCAAGCTCTTGTATTCTCGAATTTGTTACACCCGAGACCGTATATGGTACAGTTGTAAACGTTGAAGATACTTGATCCTGTATGTTGTTTTCAGCATCACCTGAAAAAATGAAATTGTAACTTACAGGTGTAAAGGTCCAACTTCCTGTGTTTGATACAAAAAATGCGGTTCCGTTTGGATTGATAATTGTTGCTATTCTATATGGGGTAACTACTTCCTTTTTAACAATATTTGTACCCCAAGGATTATTTTGAGTCAAAGTAATTGTATAAGCACTCACAACCGTGGGGTATTGATGAGATATTGATGCGGGGGTGAGTTGATTGAAACTATTTGGGGATGATCCATCTCCCCAATCAATTGTATAGGTTGATAACTCAATAAACTTTTTGAACTCGTCTGATGTGTTGTAAACATTATAAATGTATGGGTTAGATGTCGTGGATGAAAAGATGAAATTTGTTACAACATCTTTTTGGTGCACAGCACCATCAAAAGGTGAGTAGTATCCACAATCTACAACATTTTCAGTTATAAGTATGGGTATTGTTAATCCAGTCAAAAGTGAAGATCCACCTGGTCCCGAACTAAGAACCTGTGTCATTGCTGAATAAACTCCCACAGGGCTGCCTGATACGTTGACCGTGAACAGATCTCCACTGATAACTTCGGGTGATATAATGTAATTGTAATCGGGCATTATGGATTTATGTATTCATACCATTTTATGGGTGTTAGGCCCCCAACCCTTTGAGGTTCTATGTTGAACGTATCAAATACTTGATAAGTTCTGTTAGCGTAATCTAAATCTACTCTGTAGTAGAAATACTCACTCTGTGAGAAATTAAATTTGTTACCTAAAATTGATGACTGTGGTCTATTCATCATTCTTACAAATTGACCGGTCTTTCCATCAAAAAACTTGGCAGACATAAAAAATCTTGATATATCTAAGAAAGTTCTTTTCTTCAACCAATAAATAAAGAACCCTTCTTTATCACCAACATAGTTTAATATGTATTTAGGTTTTCTGATTAAAACATCCGTTGTCTGCATCAGAGTATTCATTCTTTCACCTTGTTGTGTGGGTATAATAATTGTGATGTAGTTAGTTTGTTGAGTATCAATCGGACTATCATAAAGGTCTAACTTGAAAAATGAGTTTTTAAATGAGTTAGCATAGTAATATATTTCTTGTGTTGTAAAACCCTCGGCTCTGTAATCAATCTTCCAATTGTTTACGTTGGACAAACCAGCACCCTCGTAGAAATAGAATTCATAGTTTATTTCTGTGGATGTTTGATAATCAGCGTGAGCAAATCTGTTGACTTCAAAATCCTTGTCAGATCTGAGTAATTCTTCGATAACATTATCTTGGAAGGCAACAATATCTGCCTCAGTATCAAGATACTCCCAATCCAAATTTACGGGAATGTTGATACTATTGTTGGTAATACCCGATAACAATATTTGTTTACTCACACTCATCCACTATAGGTTTGACTACTTTATCTCCTGTGTTTATGCTAAACCCACTCAACGGTCCGAATTTGGGACCTTCGCTTATGACTCCTCCAAGATCATACCCTCCGTCCGGTATTAGTCTAAATTGAGATGCGTTGAATGGATAATGTGAAAAATTTAAAAAAGGATAATTAACTCCTCTGTCCGCCTCATCGATAAAACCATACTCATAAATGTCTCTCCACATAAACTGTTCATATGCGTTTGAATAAAAAGCCCAAAAAGGTATTTGATCAACGTTGTAGAGTTCCCCTGTTTCAATATAATTTGAAAATACTCTAATCACCATACCAATATGTGGTTGGTAATAATATCCGCTTGGATTTGTATTTGTGATTGGTTCACTTTTGAATACATCTTGGTTGTATTTAATCTTATGATAATATGGTGATATTATTCTCTCTGACTGAGTTACATCATTCCATTCACACCAATCTCCACAGATTGTGTCTCCCGATTTCAGATCCTTATTATAATAAAATTCCTCAGTTGATCCATTAGTTTTTGTATAAGAAGAATATCCGATGTTGGAATTTGACTTGAGGTTGTTACTGTCCCAATATAAATTGTTTCTTTCTGTTATGTTGAATTCCCAACCTTCTTTTAGTCCTGTTTCTTGTGTTGGCTTATTGAAATATCCAGTAAAACCTTTATTGATAATTGTGAGAAATATCTCATTTAGGGGTCTTTTCTGATTGTCCAAAATATTATCAATATTCAGGTCGTAGTTTGCAGTGAATGTGTATACGGTGGATGCGTTCTTTTGGGAAATTCTTGATATATTGTTTGGGGTTAACGAGGAAAATTCAAACTTCTTGTTTGCGGTAAATGGTACTTCCTCAAATCCAGTTTTTGTTACAACAATATCATTAACGTTTGTGATAATCTTGTGCATTTTTACATAATACGTGGACTTTGATTCACCTGAATTTGTTATATCAACAATCTTTTTGAAAGTTCCCTTTGCATTGTTTGCAAATGTCGTACCAGTATATCCAACATTTGTTAGATTGAATATGTAAGTTTCTGACCCAAATGTACCATCACCGAGTGTGTTAACTTGGAATAGATTATTTCCGTCATACTTTAAAGACAATTCTACATAATCTCCTATCTGTAAGTTGTGTTCACTAATACAAATAAATGAAATGTAATTTGTACCATCAAACTTCATATTTTTAACAACAAAAGGAATACCATCCCCTGATAGCCATTCAATTTCGTTAATTCCATCCGTCCAAAACATCTGTTTTGTATAATTGTTCTCTTGTGGTAAACTTAAGTAATAAGTCCAATTATAAGTGTAAGCACTTTTAGCAACATAACTGATATGTTGATCCTGTATGTTAGGTCTAAAAAATTCAAACTCATAATATTGAGGAAACCCTCTCCAAATACCATTCACTAAAGATTTCTGAGCATCAACATAGTATAGGTTGTATAGAAATGGAATGTATTCAGTTGTGCCAGTGTAGGAGTTTTCGTAAATCGGGCTGACCTTAAAAGTAGGTCTGAAAGTTGTTGAGGCTTGTCTTTCGTCATTGAACAAAACGGCGAGGTTAACAGAGGCAATCCGATCATATTCTGTTAGTTCGTTTTCTTTCGATTTAATTGAAACTTTGAGACTTTGATCTACAGTTGGTGCAGATTTGAATCTCAACCTACTTGGTACTATGGTTGTTGTTCCGTTCATTCTGTTGTAACGTATTTTTTAATAAATCTATTCATGGATGACTTTCCAACACCTAATCCGAAGTAGAAGTGATAAGGAAGACCAACAGTGAAATAAGTATTTAAATTTACAGGATCATAGCTCGGTGAATCGGATGTATTCTTATCACCCTCAAATTGATATGCTTCATTCAATGTGTTAGGCTGAAACAGGATATTACTTCTATTATAGATGTATCCTCTCATAAAGTCCGCCTTAGGGTTTTCACCCATAAAATAATTTGAGTTAATATCTGTACGATTAAATCTTTGGTAATAACTTTTTTGAATGGTATTTGTTTTCCATTCATTTTTCTCTGTTCCAAATATTGCATTACTATCTTTGGTGGTCCAACTGTAGTATGGTATCAGTTGGGAATTACTACCCAAATAATCGTAAACAGCATTGTTATAATTAACGTTATCATTTCTTATCAACCTTCTCGGAGATATTAAATCTCTAGTCTGTGTTTCTGAAGAAAAAAATATACCCATCACAGGTTCCTTAGATCTATCTTGACCAATATAGAATGGATTATTTACATTAGAACCCGACTGAGCGGTGTAAGCCTCAAAATTGAATTCTTGCACCCCTATCTCTGAATTAATTGAAATCATTTGTGCATAGTCACCGTCAATTTTAGATTTTGTTCTTGAGAAAAACGAATTCACGGATCCATCTCCTAGTCCAATAATATTTGCAAGCCAACTTGAATTGACTTGTCTCGATAATATGAATAATGTCAATATATCTTGAGGATTGTTGAATGAAGTTGTCGGTACCTTGTTCATGTTATACCCAAAGAAATCAGCGTTCAATGTAACTTCTTGAGTGAAGGCGTCTCTCGGTCCCATATCCATAATTGTGGTTGGAAAAAGTATTTCTTTGTCGTTTCTTCCACGTGATCCAGTCCTTTGTTTACCTACGAATGTTGTTCCATTGAACGGTGATGATCTGTAGTAGAAATTGTTTGTTTGATTATGTAATAGAACCACGTCATTACAATATTCATTATATGGTCCATTAGGATCTACAGGATCTTTAGGTGATTTGAAAAATCTCAAATTCCTAAATGGGAAATGGTATAACACTCCATTAACCCAGTTATTTAAAAAAGTATGTCCAAAAACACCTCTACATGCCGCAAAATTAACTCTAGTTCTAGCTTTGAACTCGGCAAGTTGTTTGAAGTCGTTTGGAAGTGAAAGTATAACTTTACTAACGAAGACATAACACCCACCTTTTATAACTGTTTTTTTATAGCATTTATCTGTTTTGGGGTAAATCCCAAAAGTTTCAGAATCCCCTGAATAACATTTGAGTGGTACTAACCCTTGACATGAAAAAGTTGATGCAAATTGGTCTTCATACTGACTTAGTTCTTCGGCCGCATCATTAATTAAGAATGAAGACCCTTCCGCATCATATGATTCTACTAAACCTTCGTCTGTTATAAAATAAAATGCAAAGTTTGTGTTTTGGTGTAAAAGGTAGGTATTGTTAAGATAACCAGATCTCGATGTCGATGTTGGTAGTCGATCAGTTCTCATCACAATTTTTTGTGTTCTTGCCTGAACATCCAATGTTGTTGCCGTTGAATATGCAGGTGAGAAATAAACAAATCTATCGTATCTAATTGAAGCTAAACCCTCTTCCAAACTACCTCCAACAGATGAAAAGAAATACGATCCACCCTCAACATACTCATCATTCCAGTAACCATTCATCTTTTTACCTTGCGACCACGGTTGGTTACTATAATAAGACCCGAAGATTCGATACCAAGGATCCCATGCGAATGCATCAGAAAGATAATTTGGCTGTCTGATTACAATTGGATAGCTCGACATTCCAAAAATGTTGACCGAAGTGTTCGATTTCACATATCCACCACCACTACCTGTGTTTATGTTAATGTGGGTTGGTGTCAAAATTGAATATGTATTTTGGGGTGATACTTGAAAACCGTTGTAACCAACTTTGGTTGAATCCAAAGAAGAATAGTTTGTGTGCATATTTGTCGTATAACCCGAGTAATTATTACCAGTATCAAATATGTAAGAATCAAAAAATATAGGATTGTCTTCATTGGATTGATATTGATCATGTCTTGGTAAGACCAATCCAGGTTGAATAGGTATATTCAACTTGTATTTTGATGTTACTAAAACAGATCCGTAGTTCTGACCGCATATTCTTGATATATCAACAGTTGTCGTCTGTCTTGTACTATTTGGATCAACTCCTCTCTGTAGTATTACAACTACTATTTCTTTATTATCAGGGATTGCAAAGAAAGGTCTTGTCGCTGTGTTAGGTAACCAAGTTTTAGCACCTGAACCTAAGCCCAAGAAACCGGTTCTGCGGTGATGCTCTTCCCATAGATACATGGTACCACCAATATACCTCTCATTCAAACTTTTTTGACCTGAGAATGTGGGAGGATTCAATGAGGCGAAATTTTGATAAGTCATTGCTGTGATCACTTGGAAATACTCACAATCCGACTTAGCCTTGGTATACATCAAATATTTAGGATTGGAACAGGTCGCTGTGGTAATATTAACACCTTCGTATGGGAATAGATCATTAACACAAATAGAACCTGTAGTTGGGGTATCACCAGAATGGTATACCCCATCACAATCAGTGTAAAACCATTTTTCACCGTCTTCAACTGTGATGATAGATCCTACCCAACAGTTCTGTATAGTATCCGCACTTTGATTCACGATGTATTGTTGACTCAGTGACTGATCTGGAAAATCAGGGTTTGCATAATTTACAGTCACCGCTCTCAAATTTTTGGCATAACCTGTAGAGGAACTAAATCCAGAGAAATTAGTTTCTGCTTGACTAGTGTTCGGATCCAAAGAATTAAAAGGGTTTTGGAATGTCATCATTCTTCCTGTGATAAACTGTTCGGCAGATGCCGCATCACAAAGAATTGTTATTGTATTATCATAATGAAATAAACCTGAGTTTGCGGTTATGTCAGAGGCAACGTATGTTCTAACTTGATTCCATCCCCCTGTCGAATTGAAATAGTTAGCCTTCATATTGAAGAGATTCAATCTCTCTGACAAAGTAAGGTCCATAGAACATACTGGTCTGTTTGTTTGGTCTCCTACAGGCATCCATATTGTCGCGGGTGTTCTTTGTCCAACTATTCCCTGATTATTACCTGCAACGATTCTTTGAATATTTTGTTGCTGATAAGCCATGGCATTTTCTACTGTTTCGATTCTACATGCAATTCCTTGATCTTCTAAATTCAAATAGTTGGCTGAATAATATTTGAACCAAGGATCATCTTGACAATATTGTTCGTCAAATATATTTCCATAACTGACGGGATTTGGCGAATCAATCAGGAGCGTAAGTGACGTTGTCTTTAATGACTCTTGTATAAAGGCTGCAGCGCTTGCATTTTCCTCGGGTGATTCTTCTTTACAACTACATAACTCACAGTCAGGATAAATTATTGTAGGTAAAGAAATATTCTTGAATGGATTTCCAAGCGAATTGAATATATCTTTAAATGATGGCGGTTTTGGACAATTTATATTCACGAATGGGATAGCATCAATAATTTTACAGAGGACGAAAATGAATGTAGCAATTACTCCATATACAAATGTTATAAGAATTTTAAGTATAGGCCACAGGAATGCAACAATATGAACATTGACCAACAATGGGAATAAAAGAAGTAGGATAAATGAAAAAAAGAAGTTAAAAATAATGAATATAAGATCGAAATTCTTAACACCGTCGTTAGTTGGAAACCTATTGTTAGTTGAATCACACGCAGAATCTAAAATTTCTTTGATACCAATAAACCTTCCTCTGTTTGCACCATTGTGGTAACCATCTATAAATTGAGATATAGTATAAACTTTATTGTATCCAAATTGATAAAAAGTATCTTCGCAATTTATTGCTGATTGAGGACTTGAATAATCATTCCAATCTAATGAAAACGCATATGATTTTTGAAATTGGTTCCATTGTGTGTTGGCACTATAGTTTGGTGTGTATATTGGACTTTTAGGATCCGAGAAATCTGCGGGATCTATATTTGGAGATGTCCAACCATATTCTCTAACATTCGGGACTAGATAATATGCCCTCTTTACTTGTTTTCCTAAATCAGGGTCTTGTTCCCATTTTACTTTAAATCTATATTTTCCTTTGGTTGGTATACCTACATTTGGGTCTAAAGAGATTGTTTTTTCTCCAAATTCATTGGTCACAATATAGTCCAAATTCATTGGTAAATCGACTAAAAAAGTTCCATCTCCGTCTATCACTTTCGCACCTCCGTCAAACTCGTAAACTTCTAAACCTGGCCTACCATTGGAATCTTGTCCGACCGTCTGTCTGATACATAAGATCTCTCCTGGCCCTGATATTAAGTCACATAAATTACCCGCTTCAGTTGAAGGTCTACAGTTTTTTCTCAGTACTCTTCTGTCACTTGCAGAAATAACAGACCCCATGAATACGGCAGTTGGTTGGATATCGATGTTGGCCTGTTCTCTCAAATCAAAATCAACTCTGTTGATTGCAATTTGGCAAACCTCGGGTTGTCCCCAAAGTGGAGAAACATCTATATTGGCTTGTAATGAAATAATCTGTGGTAATGATGCGAGGTTTGGCGATGACGCAAATTTATTTCCATTAAGTTGAGTTTCATTTGCAACTCCCATTCTTATGAGATCTTGTGGTGTCAAACTAAACTCACCTATATCGGAAAGATCACAATCCATGAACACAGTTTGATTACCCAACGGAACGCCCATAATCATGTAATCCCCACTCTCGTTGGTTCTCACTGTGTATTTGTAATACTTGTCATAGACTTGTATTACTGTCGGATTTGTTAAAACATCATTTCTTGACGGGAAAGTACCAGTTGGAACGTGTGTCGAATAAGATTTTTCGTATGGTAAAAGATTGAATCTAAATCCATCTTCGTTTTTATCCCCTGTCGATTTATAAGGATATAGAGAAGTTATAATATCGTTGTTTCTATCTTCTTCTTGTATTGGTACAAAAACAGCAACTTTTACGTTTGGTATGCCGTATCCACCGTTTGCAACTACACGACCAACAACAACACCATAGTCCGCACAGTTTCTTGTGTAGATGTCCTCACTTTGTATCTTCATAGAGAGGATTTCTAAGAAATCGTACTCTTGATCTATGTTTACATTTAGGGTTTGGTCTTGTCCAATTTGAGTTTTAATTCTATACGAATTGGTCATTAATTGACTTTTTTCATAAATAGTTTAACACCCATTTTCTAAGGAAAGGGCGTACAATCTAATAATAGTTGACTCGGGGTGATAATAAACTTAAGAGAACTGAACGTTTTGGAAGTTCTTGACTTTGACCCTGATATCTTTGTTTGGATATCTTATCTGATAAACTTGGTTCGGTTGAGCAAAGATGGTGTCATCAACAGGTCTAATTTGTTTTGTTACATCATTTGAATATGCCATCGATGTTTGGAACCCTGAATATTGTCCACCTACTTCGTTAAACACGTCTATTGCGGTCACGGTAATTACTCCGTTCTCGTCTTGTATAAGACTATTGAGCTGAGATATGTAAATGTTCTGACCCAAATTTCTAATTTGAGGATCCAAGAAAGTTGACACTTTGTTGATGATATTTGTGATGACTTGTCCTTGGTTTTGTGTTGAATCAAGTACTACAGATATATCCAAACTCAAATCAATAACCTCAGCAGTCTCGATTGCTATGTAGTCATTCATCATACGATAATTTGACAAGTAATTAGCCAAATTTTGTTTCAGAGTGTTCGAGACAATGGATGTCAACTTACCTGTGGTGTCATAAGAAAGTATTTGAACATTAATCTTATTGTTATTCTCAGTGATCGCAACTTTAGCAGGGGCTCCGAACTGAGAGGGCATTTTTCTTATTAAAGCTTCGTAATCGTTAACGCTGACTGCTCTATTTTGTGAAGAAAAGTTGAAAGCAACATAATTTCTTGTTTCTTCGACTGTGGGTTGTCCAGCACCACCAATCGCGGCAGTTACGTTATTACATCTTAGTGAACTTGTAACTTGTTGATTTATGTTATCGGAGGGACCATTAACAAAAAAACTTATTGTTCCGATTTGATTAATAACATTTGTTCCCAAGTTTGTTGATAAACCACCACCTGTCCTGTATTGAACAAATAGAGTAGTGTTAGCTCTCAAAGCGGAACCCAATGACATATTGTTTTGGTAAAGTTGTAAATTCAATGGTACTCCCAAAGTTGTAAATTGATTCAATGCATCTTGTGAAGTATTAGTTCCACCACCGAATGTCATTTTCAAGAAACCCTCGGGTGTATATTCAGTTATAAATCGATTTTGGGTTTGAATATATTTTCCAACTTTGATACCTGGTTGATCCGAAACTTTTGTTGGATCTTCTATGAATATTCTGTCCTCAGCTAATGCGTCCACCTCAAAGCTTTTATTTTCAAAACCTAAAAATTCGTTGACCGTTGGAACTGTTGTGTAACTTGTACCATCTTTTAGAAGAACACTTGTCACTCCAAGCACGTTTTTTTCGGGTAAAAATATTTCCAAGAATGGTCTTACATCTGCAGGACCAATAACTCTTTTGAATACTTTGGTAATTCCATTGACGACAACTTCTCTCTTTGTAATTGTGTAGTTTATAATTCTATTACTCGAGTCGAAGTTTGGAATTTTCAATCTGTTCGGAAATCCTTGAGAGTTGTATGGTGAAGCAAAGTCAATGTCTTCAACATTTTCAAATACTTGTCCAGCACCTACAACTTGAGATCCTCTTCTTAATTGGCCTAAGTATCTTTCATCCTCCTTGTCACCAAATGCCGGTACTGTGATTGAAAAATCAACAAGAGCAACAGAGGGTCTTTGTCCCGGTATTTTTAGTCCATAAGTTCTGGCAATATTATAAATTGAAGACCTCTGTTGTGCGTATTGTAATACGGTCTCTTGTATACTTCTATCTATGTGATAGTGTAAGTTGTCGGCTACCGCGGCGTTCAAATCCAAGAATACAGAAAACACAGAGGCATCATTAAAGTTCTGTATAAGTTCAGGATAATACGTTCTTACATATTGTATTAGTTCTTCTCTTATACCTTCAAAGTCCCTTGTTGTATATGGTATTCTACGATTAGCCATTTATTTTAAATATTGATTATTACGAAATCACTGGTCGCGAATGTCGAGTCTTGCACTGAGAAATCTATTTTCACTTTAGCAGTGTATTCAGCTGTACCCTTTCCTGGATATCTATAAATTTGGGATGTTTGTGTGTCGGTACCTACTTGAAATTCTGATTCTTCTTTGGGGTCCAACGGTTCAATAGTTATTTTATTTAGAATTAAATTTGGAATATATTTTTCAACGTTTGCTCTTATGTCTGATTCAATTGCGTCGAAGGTCAAACCGTCCATAGGTTCGAAGATATATTCATACAATCTTGTCCCAAAGTCTGGTAAATAATATCTCGCACCTTTCCTTGTGAGTAAAAGATTAATAAGGTCAGCTCGGATTTCTTGGTTAACCGTATTTGTCAGAGCCAAGTAATCACCTCGCAAAGAATCTCGAAAAGGAAAATTTATACCATATGTAGTACCGTCTCCCATATAGTCATAAATATACTTGGATTATTTTTCAATTAAAGTAATAGACCCTCTTTCGTATTTAGGTTCATATGGACAATGTCTACATACTGATCCACAACAAACCCCCCTTTTGATGTGCCAATATTCAGTATAAACCTTTCTTGTACCTTCCATATAAAAATCAGAGGGGAGAAGTTCGTTCTTCTCCCCGTCATGATTTTTCTTTATTTCGTCTGTCATTATGCCATTACAATTTCACAGGCACCTCCCGCACAAGCTACTTCGCCTGAGAGATCAGTATTATCGTCAACTTCAATAATTTTTGAAAGATCAATGTCTTTGAGTGGTTTTAATAACTCTTCGTATTTTTCTTTTGTACAATCTTCAAATGGAGCTTGGATATATGTTCCACCGTCGTATGGTAAAACTGAAAGTCCATTGTAGTGATCTCGGTTTTCCCACATCCACTCCCCAACAGCCGGCCACTCGTGTTCTCTGATTGAGATTGTTGCCGATACATTGTGTGTGTTACTTCCTGTTCTGTGACCTCCTTTTACCCACTCAAGGTGTACCTTTTTTACTCTTTCCAATAATTGAATTGGTGATTCGTTTCTGATTATTGCTCCATCGGGGGATTTTTGTGGTATGCCAATGACCGCTGTGTCGTGTGGTCTGAAATATTCGTCCTCGATAAGTTCAGGATGATTATTCTTTAGGTAAGAATATATTGCTTCGTTTTTGCCTACTCTCACTCTACGGATGTAGTGATCATTGTGCCAAGCGTGAATACCTGAAGATGTACCAAGTGTAAGTGATGTTGTACCCGCGGGTTTTACAGTTGTACATCTAGCCGCTTTGTTGATACCTATTAGGTCTGCAACTCTTTCGTTTTCTTCTTTGACAACTTTAGCCGCAGATTTCATATTAAGTCCAATGACCGCACCTGATCCAATACCTGTCATAGAGATTCCAACAAGAGCGTCTTTTTCTGTTGTTCTTTTCCATATTGGTCTAAGATAATGAAAATTAGTATATCCTGCCTGTAATGTACCAATAAATGATGCTGCTTTAACTCTTGATTCGTAGTCCTCTTGTGATACGACATTTGATACGTTCACCTCTGTAAGATTACAAAATTGGAATGGGCGAAGTGCAATTTCACAACAAGGATTTGTTCCCCAATCTTTATCATTACTCAAGTAAATACCGGGTTCACCAGCTCCGCTTACTTCGATTCTCTTCCATAAATCCATGAAATATTCTTTATCAATCTTATGTCTCATAAGAGTTACAGAGTTGTTAGCTCTTCCTCTTTGTGGATTTGTTTCCCACCATGATCCACTCTTAGATCCAATCATCTCATCGTCCGATGCAGAGAATAAAGAGATAAGTGCCGCTCTTCTGATACCACCAGCAAGAACTGCGTCAGCTATGTGACATACCATATCGTGAACTTCGATCGGTCTTAGTTTTTCTCCATCTTCTTTTGAATCTAAGATACCTTCAAGTTTGATAAGACACTCTTTCAATGGTTGAGGACCAGGAGCTTTACCTCCTGATGTGACAAGACGGGCACCTTTCGGTCTTATGTCAGAAAAATCAAATTCAATCTTTGAACCACCGAAGAAATAAGACTTGACTAAAACCTTAACGGCATCTGCCCAACCTTCAATAGAATCAGCTACCAACCATCTTCTTCCTCTATCTTTGTTTGGTTTTCTAATTTCTGGTATTTGTTCTACGTGATGTTTTTGAACTGAGTAACCAACACCTGTTCCACCTAATAAAAGGAACATGATTTCTGAGAATACTCTCCAATCATCAACTGGAACAAATGCACAGTTGTAAATTCTGTTGGGTGATATCTCAATTGGTTTCCCTGCAAATTGCATTGATCTCATAGATGGGAGAACTTGTTTCTTGTAAACGTACATGTAGTTCTCACGAATTTCTTTTTCTAATTTGGGATACATCTTAATATGCATCTGCATGTTTCTTGTTACGAGCTCTTGCCAAGTCTCTCTTCTCTTCAACTCAGGGATATACTTAGCGTATTTCATGTACACTGTGATGTCTGAGAGAATTCGGTTTGAAATGTCCATTTTTTTGTGAATTTTTATAAATACTAATTTATGAAAAAATCGAGGATTTTAAATGATAAATATAGGTCCATCATCTAATCTACCCGATTTTGAATAAAAAAATCTCCGTTTTTTTTAGTTTTTTTTTCAAACGAAGAGATATTTAATTTATTTTTTTTTGTTCTTCTCTTTGCTTTCTTTTATCGAGAAGTTCTTTGACTCGATCCGATTTTTTTTGTTCTTGTTGTTCTTCAAATCCTAAAAAGGTTACAGAAGTATCGGTGTCAATTTCCAAAAGTTCGTTGTTAAACTTACAGTTTTCAAAAACGACACCATCTTTACCAATACGAGACTTAGTAATCGCAATCGTAGCTAAATTTAACTCTTTCTGTTGAAGAGTTTTAGCTACAGAAATGATTACGTGTCCGACTTGAGCTTTTTTAATTGATCCACCCATTTGATCGGTTGTTACAACTTCAGATGAAATTGAACTTCTATTACCTTGTGTTGCAGTCCAACCGACTAATCCAAGTTCGTGACACATGGCTTCAAAATGTCTCATGACTGATCCTTCGCTTTTCCACTCATCACCCAAAACTTTTTCGGGCATTACACAATCTATGTAATCCAATACAACCAAATCTACTTTATTACCATCAGCTATCATTTTACGGATTTGATTTTTTATTTGTAACATTGTAAGTGAATCAGATGGAAGTTTTTTTAGAATCAATTTGTTTTTCATTGAGTTTTGAATTTCATCTATCTTCTCAAATACTTTTTCTTTGTGTAACACAAGTTTATCAGGCTCTATACCTGTCCATATTGTAAAATGTTTTCTTTGTATAATTTTTGGATTGTCCTCAAAGAATACTTGAACAACATTGAAACCCATGTTAAATGCTGTGTTAGCTATTTTTGTCAGGATAGTTGTTTTACCGACACCGGTAGGCGCAAGTATCACACCAATCTCACCTTTTGCTAGTCCACCCTTAAGAAGATTGTCAATACCTCTAATTCCCATCGGTACTGGTGATCTGAAATCCTCATCTAAAACCACATCTAAATTAGCAAAAACATCTCCAGTACCCAATTCACGTTCTCCAACTTGGATAGCATCTCTAACTAGTTCTTCAACTTTGTCATAGGATTCGAAATCACCTTCATCGATTATTTTCTGAGCTTGTTTCATTGCTTTCTGTAACTCCTGTTGTTTACAGAACTTCAAAGCTTTTTCTTGTACAAAAATGCTACCGTCAAAAGGGGCGTCTTTTACTTGTTTGATTGTATCCAAAATTATTTTCAGGACCATCTCAGTCGAGATTTCAGATTTAGCAATCTGTTCCAAGGTTTCGAAGGTTGGGGTGGATTGGTATTTCGTGTAATACTCCTTTACCATCGCAACAATCATTTTAAAGTATTTGTTGTCGAAATAAGAAGTTTCCAAGACATTTACTATCGTCTGTGAAAACTCCTTGTCTTCTATAATCTGATTGATTAATTGAACCTGAAATGTATTACCTAAATAATCGAAATTTTTTTGCATATATGTATGTCCCCACTACCCTTGAATTTATAAATACCTCCTATACTAACTCAATTCCACAGTATTCGTGATTTAATTCTGTTTTTGAAAAAATGTCAGTCAGTGATGAAAGGATCTCTTTCAAATATGGTCTTACATCCACTGTATAACGAACTTTTGGAGGATAATTTTTTCCATCAAAAATTCTATGACAAATTGTCTCATCTCCAACTTTTACATAAAGATGAAAAACTTCGGGTCCTTCTGTAAAAGAGGTCTCCATGATTTTTTGGTCATGAATGATTGCCTCCTTATTGTCTAACATATAGACAACAGTCTTCATCTTCAGGTATTGGTGAAGAGTTTCTTTAACTCCATACATGTACTCGTACAAGTCGGTTGATAGTCTTGCCTTTGGATTGTAACCTCTAACGTTAAAAAATCTTTGGACGACAATGTTGTCATTAAGTGTAAGAAGGAATTCCATCTTAACTTGATCTTGCTCTTTCATGTTTTATTAGTTTTTGTTTTTTCGTTTTTCTTTTCGTATCAACTTCATAAATGGTTTGAGGAAATTGACCCACGCTTCATCGTTTTTTGGTAGGTATTTGAATAATCCATCTGCCATCATATATTTCATCAAGTTTTTATATCCCCTATCTGTGGGATCGAGTTCTTCAGTATGAATGGACTCAACAAGTTGTTTTCCTTCATCTGTAATTAGTGGATTTTTTAAATCCACAATCAGTTTGTTTATTCGGTAGTATTCTTCTCCAAGTATACCCTTTTTTGTTCTTCCAGTCAAAATATTATTGATAACTTTTATAGGTTTTTGTTGTGGGATATTTCGTACATTATCAATAATTTCTTCGACTGTGCATGATTTTTCCAACATTTGTGGAAATAATTTCACCAATGTTTTTTCACCTAAACCTTCAATACCATCAATATTATCTGACTTATCCCCCATCAGTATTTTACACACTATGACATTCTCGTGAGGTACATCAATATCTTTGAATTTTATTTTTTCTCCGAACTTGTGTATCTGTTTTGACACAGGTGAGTAAATTGATACTCTTGGACTTATTAATTGTGTCAAGTCTTTGTCCGCTGAGAATATTGTAATTGTTTCTTTTGTAGCGACGGAACAATAGTGTGCTATCAGGTCATCCGCTTCGTTATCTTTTATCTCCACTTGTCGAACAAAAACTTCCTCCAAATACTGTTTTACTCTACCCTTCTGTGTAAGATAGGACTCGTATTTGTATTCGTTCATGCTAACTCTACGATTGGCCTTATATTCAGGATATATTTTTTTTCTAGTGGATGAATTTGAATCACCATCCCAAAATACAACAACTTTATCGTATTCTATCTCCTCTAAAAATCTACGTAATGTATTAATGAAGTGATATACTCCTCCGATGTGATTACCGTCGTAAAATAGTTCTTTGACCCCGTGAAATCCAATTTTGAATAGGTTATCCCCATCCACCAATAATGTCTTAGTCACATAATCTATTTTACAGGTTGTCAATCTTCTTTTTCTTCTTTCAAATCAAAGTCGCCTTCAGCTCCGATGATGTCTTTCCAATAGTCTGCATATTCTTTTTTGTAAGCTTCTATAGAAGATTTTTCTTCGGTGGTATCTTTACCCGCCAAAAAACCGTGAGGTGTAACGATAATTCTCCCATCGTCGTACCCTAAACCATTGATATGATTTTTCATAACAGATACTTTACTCCTGACAGCGAATTTGACTGTTCTCTTGTCTTTGGTCGCAGTAATCTTTGTTGTACCAGCACCTTTCTGATTACCGAAAAGAAATACTAAAGAGGAGTTTAACCAAACTGATTCCCCTCCCTTAGCTTTTATCTTTGGTTGTCCAAATGGATTGTCAGGTAATTCAACCCATGGTTGATTGATAATGATAAGAGTGTTCTCATACTCTGTATCAGACTTCCTTGAGCCCGAGATTCTTTGATTGATTCCCATACCAATTTTATCTGACAAAACTGATGCGTTGTGTTGTTTTCCACCTTTACCCTCGTAAGTCATTTTGCAAGGAACAGATCCGACTGAGTCCCAAATAAAACATAAACTGTAGTTCAATTCACCCTTCTCTTGAGCATCTAAGAGCTGATTGATGTAATCAGTGATTTGTTCAATATAGCTAAAATTGTTATTAAATAAGAAAAAACCATCCCAATCCATTTCTCCGGTCTCGGGATCGACTACTTCTTCGCATTGAAGACCCATCAGTTTAGCATGTTCAAAACTCCATTTCTGTTCTGTGATTATGAATACAGGAAGCATTTCTTTTTTCTGAGCGTCAACTGCCGCTTTTATTGCTCCAGTAGTTTTTCCAGTATCAGAGTGACCTAAGAACATGTTTATATGACCAATTGCAGGACCGGGAAGTCCTACTGCATCCAAAAAATTTGATCCAAGATCCAAAAATCTTTGTGGTTTGTACTTTGCCGAGGTTGAGAATTTTTTCTTTACGGAATTAAAATCAGTTTTCTTGATTGCCATAAGTATACTTAAAAAATTGTTGTAATGTATTTAACTTATCTGAAGCAGTGGCAAGTTTATCAACTAACTTGTCCATCTCTTCAATTAGTTGTGGATGTTCTCCGATACCCACAGAGTTTTCCATATAAACCATCAAAGCAGCTTCAGCTTCCAAGATTTCACTCTCATATTTCCTTACGAGAGATTCGTACATTTTTTTTTTGATATTCATATTTTAGTATTGAAAATATGTTCCCGACACAAATGTCGGGAACATAATAAGAATTAGAATGGTAAATCACCATCAACCTCAGAATCTATTTGAAGGTCTGCGTTAGTCGAAGATTTTCCTCCACCCATAGATGTCGTGGATACCTCATCGTTACCATAAACATATCCACCCTTTTCATTATCCCAACGTGGAACTTCACCTCTTGCGATTGCTTCGAGATATTCAACTGGTTTTTTAGAATAAACATCTAACCATGTCAATTCATCGTTGACCCATTGTTTCATCACATCTTTATCTGGATGAACAGAACACGGATCATCATACATTATAGTTGATACTGTTGTGTATTCCTTACCTTTAGGTGTTTTTGATTTTGTCAGTTCGATGATAAGATCACGACCTTTATCTTGGTCAGTAATATCACCTTTATTTCTCCAAATCGGGATGATTTTGTCGAGAATACCCTCATTCTTGTAGTTGTGTTTGAAACGCCAAAACTTTGGTCCCTCATCCTCTTTGTCACGGTCTATAACTTTTACGATGTAGAACTTACGTGACTTATATTGTTTTGCGAGTTCTTTGTCTGACTCCTTACCTGTTGAGATCAGCTCTTCGTAGACTTCATTCAATGGAGAACGTTCGTTATCGTTTTTTCCTGGATCGTAGAACTTTTGCCATTTACCACCAACTTGGATTTCGTGATACCAAGCTTCTTTGAATGGTGATGATCCATCAGGTGTGGGAAGAATTCTAATTTTTCTTGATCCTGAACTTTCTTTGTCTTCAAGAATAAGAGCAAAGTATTTCTTCATTCTTTCCTCTTGTGACATTTTTGATTGGGCCCCGCCCGATGACTGTTTGTTTTTTTCGTACTGTGCCAATACGGCATCTAATGCACTCATGATTACTCTGTTTTAAATTGTTTATTAATGTATGTAAAATATAGTTGAACTTGGGGTATCTGTCAAATAAAAAAGGGATTAGTTTCCTAATCCCCTCTTGTGTGTATATTACTTTTAATAACCAAAATCTTTTACATTGTCTGGTTTTGGTTGGAATGTATCCTTGATTTCTGAAGGGTTGATGTCTGTTACATCATCTGGTGTAAGTACATAGTCCCTCTTACCTGTCTTTTCCATTTCCTCTTCTTTTTCGTCGAAAAATTGTGAAAGTTTTTGATTAAAAGGATAGGAATCGTAACTTCTTAGTTCAAGTCTTTCTTCAGGAGTTTTTGTTCTATATTTTTCAATTTTGTTTTCGATTGAATTCAATCTTGCCATAATACTATCCATCTCAGAAAGTTTCTGTTCAAGTGAATTCAATTGATTAAATAGGTTTTCAAAATAGTCGTCCTGCTTTGTTTCTATTTTTTTTTGTGAATCTACAAGTTCTGTTACATCCAATTCTTCAGTACCCTCTTCTTCACCCTCTTGACTTTTACCTTTCATGTCAATTTTCTCGACATCAGGATCATTTTCTACGTCTATCTTTTCAGGGGTAGCCGCGGATTCAGGTGCTGCTGCAGCGGGATCTGCAGGAGCTTGTCCCGCAATAGGATCTTCAGGGGCAGCTACAGCCGCAGCTTCTTGTTCTGTTATGTAACGATTTACTTTATTGTATTTTTCAATCTCAGCTAAAATTTTCTTATCCAAGCTCATTTCTTATCCGTTTAATAATTGTTTAACACCGTGTGGTGTCTCAACTCTAACTTTTTTATTTATCGTCATGGTATTATCAACCCTTTCAATAAGTCCATCTTTTATACGAACTGTATAACAGTCACCAGTATCTAAATCACAAACTTGTTTTGTACCGTCACCATTATCCATTTCTGAATATCTTGTAGACTTACCCAAGTAGTTGTCTAAGGCTTCTTTGATGTTCATACTTTTTTTATTTATAAATATACTGCAAATACAATTATGTACATTTCTTACCGTAAAGAATTATTTCCCTACCGTTGGTTCCATTAGGGTAACACACACCACATGGGTCCTCAAGTATTTCCTGATAGTCTTGTTCGTCAATCAATTGATTAGCAATGAAGTTCAGACCAGGACATCCTAATGGTAACACTACTTGTACAATACTATATGAATATTCAGGATATTCTTTGATTTTGAATCTTATACCTATTTTATCTTTGTCGTTAGCCGCGGCACTAAGTTCTCTCGTATAAGAGTTAGGTGTTATAAATTCGAAGGAGTTACCACCTGTGGTTGATTTAACCATAATACTTGATCCAATTTTTACTTCACCACCCATTCCTGTTAATGGGACTAAGTAGATGTCGACAGGGTAATCCTTGCTAAGGGTGTTGGGACCTATAACTCCTTTGATTTTTAACTTTCCATCATTTTGTACATTTGCATTAATTACATAAACTATACCAGTGTTTGGAATCCTGGCGTTTGAGAAAATTGTTCTATCGGTAGCGTTAGGTGTAACATTGGAGTTTACCTGTTGTCCTGACGGTGTAGTCGTTGTTGGGTTTGCCGTTGAAACGTATGGTATTCCTGCAGTTGGGAATAATGCTGCAATCTTTGTCATTGCTTCTTCTATCTTGGCTTTGACTTGTTTTCCTTGGTTCGTTTCAAAATTTTTCTGTTGTTTCTCGTCTCTAATCTGTGGCCAAAATCTCTTATAGTAATTGTACATTGCATCAGCCGTTGGTATAAATGAGTTCGCCGACACAGTCTCGAATTCAGTAGCTTTACATGATTGATCTAAAGAGTCGAACATAAATCCTAAAAACTTAGCCAAGGTTTCAAATCTAGCGAACGGTTTGGATTGTTGACCTTTATCAGTTCCCACGTTGACACAACAGAATTGTTTTTGAAAATATTTGTTAGACTTACCTACACCCCAATCTATTTGTAGACTGACATTTGTGTAATTGTTTCCGAAAGACTTCATTTCTTCTCCCTTAGCGGATGAAACATAACTGAACACAAAGACAGCCATTGCAAGTTGTGATCTCTTTTTTTCATCGGAAGACGAACTATTGTTATTGTTTTTCATTTCATTTACGAAAGTTTGTAGGCTTGTTTTCGTTTCGTTAGCGGCAGTGACACTATAATCCTTTTGGTACGTTGTAACACCTGTTGTTATTAGTTCTACACAACTGTTTTGAGCAGCATTCGTTTTGTCGCTCGTTTGATTTACCTCTCCTATGTTTGGTTTGACGGTAGCTGTTTTCAGATCCGTGGTTGTTAGTTTTTGTAATAAATTTTTATTCAAACTTATCAAATAATTGTTAGGTCTTATGCTTGAAAATACTCGTTGTCTGACTCCCGAAAATGTTGTTTCAAAAACACCTGGACTAATTGTGTGTTGAACCGAAGTTATCAAATATGCTCCGTTAAACATCGGAACGTGGTTTAAACAGAAATACATTGTGGGTTGTAATAGTGCGTTTCCCAAGCATGTCACAGTGCTAGCGTAGCTCCTTTCGTTGTATATGTTCAGCAATGACACGTTATTCGAAACTACATCCCTACCTGAGGATTGATTTGCTAAATTATTGACTGCGACTAAACTTTCGGTAGTTGCCTTACCTATATCTTGTGATATTGTAAATTGTTTGAAAACATTTTGATTTCTAATACCCATATCAACGTTAAATCCTACACATCTGTTGGAGAGGGCGTAGTTTGTTTCTTTTCCGTCATCTGAAATCACTGGATTATCCGTTATACTATTACAATTGAATCCATCGTTTTTATATCGGAAATCTTTGTTTCTTCCCAATTCAGGGTAATTAGAAGGTTTCTCAGAATAAAAACAGACCAATTTTGGTTGTGAGTTTCTATAATCAACGTTCAAAAATGTACCCCATAAGTTGTTTGCAAAGTCTGCAGAACTTTCTGTCTTAGGTACAGGATTCCTACCATCAGGTGTTTGTATGTTATAGAAATTAACATAAGCTGGTAATGGCATAACTGAGAAGTTATTTTCAACTAGAATACCTGAGATTAATGTAAAAACACTTGCAGCAGTATTAAGATTTCTGACTCTTCTTGGAAGGTCCAACACGTCTACTAATATACTATCCCCAACGCTTCTTGATGCTCTATCTACAAATAGGAAATCTTGTAATAGTGTCTCTTCGTTGTAGGCATTCCCTGAAATCCATTTGTCATTGAGAGCTTTGAACATTTCATAAAGTTGTGCTTTTACTAGATCACCTGAAATTGCACTTTTGATCTTACCTTGTACAGGATAGTTAACATCAGGTAATCCTTTCTGTAAGTTTGAAAATAAATTATTGAAAACGTTCTTGTGATACTCCAACATCTGATTAGAATACTCTCGGACTAAATTTTGGAATGAAACTGAATTCAGAGATTTGTCACTTAGTTTCTGAGTGGCATATATTCTTATAAGTGGTGCACATATAAGGACGTTGTTTTTATTAAACCTAATATTATTGTCTACAAAAAAATCTGTTATAAATGATCCGTCGTCATTAAATATTAATTCAGGGATTGTTGTGGGTCCCACTTGTAAAAGTAGTTCTTTCCAAGCCTCAGGATTTGCCGCAATAGATGCGGATAAGGTTACATTACCACCAAGGGTAGGCAGGGATCCTGTCACATATGTTTCGAATTTGAATGGATCCACCAATCTAAAATCTACGGACGTAGTTGTTGATGGTGTGGAGGTATTGTCAACAAAAATATACCCTGTTTTATAGTCAGGGTTGAAACTGTCAAACAATTTTCTATTGTAGTTTGATGGATTACCCATTCTGAGTACAACATCATACTCCATAAAATTATTCAAGATTGATATTACGTTACCAAATTGTTGGGTTATGGCGCTTTTCAAATAATCTTTTATTGGTTGATTGACTTCGGGACTTCTGATTTCAAAAAACTCTCTTACCATAAGTTGAAAATTCTTCAAGTATCTATTGGGGTCATTTGTATCAACATTCAGGGTAATCTTGGGCTGGCTTGGACCAACATTATCGTTTATGTTATAAACCGATTTACTGAAATCGAGGAACTTTTGTTCCATTATCTCTAACTGTTCTTTGTTGAAAACTGCAAAAATTTCTTCAATACTTGAATAAGTAAAACCCAAACTCATAGGTTGTACTTCACCTTCTGGTTGGACCAAAGTCATGTACTCATTCGGGTTTGGCTTTGGATTTCTTAGAATATCAAAATAACCGTAGTTTGGTGCCCCCCAAAATGATCTCACACTACCATTGTATATTGCAGAATTATCTAAAATATTGATGGTTGATTTATACGTTCCTTGAGTCGATGTTGTATCAAAAATTGAATATGGAACTTGATTGTATATCGATCCGAATGAGGGTGAAGTGTAATAAGTCCCCGTTGAAGTATTTTTTATTGTGGTTGTCCACGGATTCATTCTGAAGATATTGAATGGAGTACCCGCCGACACAAATGTCTGATCCACATTAGATTCATTGATGTTACCTACTTTCATAGTCACATCAACATACAATTGTATTTCTTCATCGGAATAGGTTGAAAAACACGGCTCACCGTTCAAGAACACATTCATGTCGTTTATCAATTTAGGATAAAATCCTGATTGTATGGTTTGACTTGTGAAGGAAATTGGCGCTTGAGGTGTTGTTGTACTAAAATAATATCCTTGTAAATATACTTTGGATAAAGTGTCCGGTTCGAAACTCAATTCATATACTTTGTCAACTCTACCCGTTACCGGATCGAAATTGTTCACGTAGTCAAAATTTTTCCAACAAGTATCAAGTATGTCAACATTATCATTTACAAACTTTTTGTATCTGTGGTAGATTGAACCTAACTTTAGAATCCAAGGATATGGTAATTTGTGGACACCTCCGAATCTTTTGATTGAAGAAGCAATATAATCTAAACTCTCAACTCCTCCCTTATTCTTGTAGGTTCCTCTCAACGTAGATAAAGGAAGTGAGTTCAATAACAGATACGCACCTTGTACAAATGGATATTCTTTTTTGGCCTGCCAATCAGCAACACCGTTCTGTAAGGCGTTTACAAAATAAGATGTATTAAGGATAGATGTGGTTTGGGCGACATAATCATTTCCATTTGAACCCACGCAGATTCCTTCCGTAGAAAGAAATTGTGATGGTTTATCTCTGTATTGATAAAATATATTAAGGTTGTTTTGTGGTACAACGGGCTGAGTGAAGTTTTTATAACTAAAGCTTGTAACAGGTCTAATACTTTCATTAGTGGTCGTCTCTATAAAATTAGTGATAACTTTTTTATCATTATTTACAAATAAAGTATTCTTTGTGTTGTAAAATAATCCAGCCAAACCCTTTGCACTTGTTTCTAAGTTTGTCTGGTCCCAACTTATATTGGTGAAAGGATATGTGTCACAAAAGTCGGGCTTTACGTTTGTTTCAATAAGGGTTTTGAAATTATTTAGGTCTGTTTGAGTAAGACCTCTATTCACCGTTGGACTTGCTCCCTGTATCGTGCTATTATCGTAGATTTCAAAAGGTCTTTCCACCTCACTTTGAATATACGATGTTGCAAAAATGTCTCTAATTAATTTTTGTATTGAAGGGCCAGTACCTTGATTTGATATATGGGATAAGACACCTAAATAGTTTTCGAAGTTGAAACCGTAGTTTTTCAACTTCTGTATAAGGAAGGGTGATGATATACCCAAAGCATTAATAATATTATCTGCCTCATTTCTTCCAATCGTTTCATATATTTCTTTGATATTACCACCTCTTTGAAATCTATTATAATGTGAATTCAAATAAGTTCTCTCCCAAATTTCAAAGAAAAACTTGACTTCCTCTTTGGAAAAATAAGGTAAATTACTTTGTGGAAATTCAATTCCGTTTAGTGTTAATCTATTAATTTCTTCCTCTTCGTTTTCTTTCGTTGTGGTATCAGGCACTTGTGGTCCTCTTTCTGTTGTCGCTTTGATGAACTCTTCAACAAATTCAACCTCAGGCCATTTTTTATAGTCAAATGCTTTAGTAGAGTCTACAACACTGGCGTCGCCTGGATATTGAATCACGAATCTTTGGGGGTTTTTATCGTCTTGTACAAAATATTGTGGCCATGGATATATCGGAACTAAATTTTGTTTGTTGAGAATTTGTACATCGTCCTTAGCATCAGAAGATGGATATTTCAAAACAGCTGTTCTTCTATCAGGATCTTCCCTCTGATCCCAAGCCTTTTTATGTACATCGTCGAGTAATCTGATAAAAGCCTCGGTCGAAGCCATTATAACTGTAATAATATTCTTAATTGATGGTCTGAATCCAACACCTTGATCCTTACTTTCTAGTCTAGCAGCCAAAACCGCAGTGATTCTCTCCTCTTCTGCTTGGGCCTTTGAGTTCAGAGTTTCATACATTTTATTTATTAAACCTGTGAACCTACCATTACCTTCAAAGACATACAACTTTACCTTGTCACTTTTTTCTTGTCCTTGATCATTGAATTCTATTTTAAGTAATAATTCTTTAGCAATTTGGGCTCTTAACTCAGCTTCTTCTGATGTCTCAGGTTTTCTATCTACTTTTTTTCTGATTTTGAAAGTGGCAACATAATCTATTGAACTAGATTCGATTTCCACAAACATGTTTTCATATGTAACGGTGCTTTTAACTTCCAAGTTTTTATCTTTTCCACCCTCTGATCCGAATACTGAGTTTTGAGCCAATTTTGAATTGTTTTCTGTTACAAGACTTTTAAGTTTACTATCAACCTCTTGTTTTTGAGTTACACCATTTGTATTAGTTCCTTCTTGTACTGCTTTTTTTAATGGATACAAAGTTTCACCCATACCCTTAACAATAATTGCCTTCTCTTGATCACAATTGACTTCAAACCAAGAATCTTTGTTTGTGTATATTACCCCTAAAAAAGTGTCCAAGTCTTTACTGAATGTTTTACTTTCAGTTAGTGATGATACGTCTTCTTTTGTCCAACAATTTACTAAGTTCTGCTCAAACAACTCCAATCTATTCAAAAGTTCGTCAAGAGCTAGCTCGGGGAAATCATTTGGTATCAATCCTTTCTGTTTGTAATCTCTGTAGACTTCATGTATTTTGGCGGTACCACCTTCCTCAAATTGAGTTATCGATGCTGATTTTGTTGAATCAGACAATTTTTTACTGATCGTGTATTGACTTTGATACATGTGTGGAACTGACAGTATCGACTGTAAAGATATTTCGTTAAGTATGTTGAACTTATACCCATAAAATTGTAATGTTACTCCATAGTTTCCCGAAAAAGTATTGAATCTTGCATTGAACGAAATCAAGTTCAATTGATATCTGATTGCTTGTCCATAAAAACCTTTGAGAGTTAGGTAGAATGGTGGATATGGTAATTGGAAAAAAGCGGCGTATGGTGATAAATCTCCTTTTTCAAATAAAGCTCTTCCTTGTATATCCTCCAACTCTATTGTAACCTGAGGTATAAATGATGTATCTATCTTACAGTTGATTTGTGTGATTCCAAGTAATCCAGTATCATTTTGATTTTGTGTTGGTAGACCCGGTTCCAAATTTGCTACTGGTTTTTGTCCCGTTGGTGGTACGAAAGAGGCTGAAGATTTATTATTACTTCCTTTATTGAGCACCCCGAGACCTGTAATTTCGTTTGTATAATCATTGGTCAAATACTTTTGACCACCTGGTTTCATGAAATTTATTTCTGCGATAGAAACTGTACTAATTTGATCTTGAACTGTTTGTCCTACGGCTAATTTGGTTCTTGGTAACAGTTTTGTTTCCAAGTTAGCATACATTACCAAGTTTTCTTGGGCAACAGATCTCTCTTTAATCTTTCCTTGGTTGTCAACTATTTTATTAGGATCAACCACAATAAAATTTTGAACGTCAAAATCTACATAGATATTTCCGTCCTGTCCTGTGAATACACTATTACCTGCCATAATATAAGAACTGGTTATCCAAAGCCGCTTTATAATCCTGAAGTGAAGTGATTAATGGAAATGGGACAACCAAGAAAGCACCGTCAAAAATGTTCTGTTCTAATCCACCAAATTGGGGATTGGCTTGTAATATCAACCATCCAAAATATGGTGATCCATAATATTCATCTGAAACTTTATCAAGTCTACTTCTATTAACTTTATAAATGTGTACTTTGTCGGTTGGTTTATTGGGTATATTAACAAAGGGCACGACGGTTTGCTCACCATTGATGAGAAACTCTTGGTATCGATTATAGTATTGTCCTCCCATTAATTAAACTTTACTTTGTTGTTCCAAGTTTTATTACTTGTATTTGAGTTTACCGTCTTTCCCAAATCTTTAATAGAATTCTTTTGATTATTTGTTGGTGTAAGAACTTGTTCAAACGTAAACTTTCTTTCTATACCCTTATTATAGGGCGTGAACTTCATAAAGTCAGCAACATGATCTTTTGAAAATTTCTCAATCAATGTCTGTGTGGCTTTAGTTTCACCATCATAGACTGGTTTAACTTTTATTTTCCAATATTCGTCGAATACTCTTTGAATTTCCTGATTACCTTTGAATTCTGCGTTATTGATGACATTATCAATCATTTTTGATCTGAAGTTTTGGTATTCTTTGTCATTCAAGATCACATTATTCAAAATCATGTAACCAATCTTGTTTGTCTTACCGTTTGCCTCCCAAAATAATCCTGACCCAACGGGATTGTTTGGATTTGTTAAAGGTATAAAAACGTTTGTTTCGAGCCCCCCTTGATTCTTAAGACCATTTCTCATCACAGTCCCTTGGATTTGTCCACTCGATGTATTGTATGTATTAATAGTAGAAAGTTTTTCGTTAAAATCTTTTAAAGCCACCGCAACTTTTGTGATGTCACTCTTCATATCATTATATGTTGATGGACTAACTGGTGCACATTGGTAAATTTTAATTGTGCCGTTCTGTAAAGCATATCCATCGGTTAATAAAGACCCACTATCTTGGAATAAAACATTCAGTCTATTCAATATTGCAGTAAGATTCAATTGTTGTTGTGTTGATTCTTGTATTGTTTGTGTAATCGCATTATAGTAACTCGAACGTTTTTCGTTCACAAAAGTTGAAAAGTTTTTCTTTATTACTCTTATGATTTTAGGTGAGAATGCAAAGTTTTTACTTTCCAAATATTCTATAAATTGATTACTTCCATTGTTGATACTCGTTTCATAATCAGTAAAGAACTTATTAATTCTTTTTTCGATGTTTTGGGACTTACCTACCAAGTTGTTAGTTGTAACACCGTTTGAGTTTATCAGCCCTTCCATGTAATACCTCTCATATCCCCACTGTTGTAACATAACACCACCATATTGATTGACAATTGTTTTGGATTGGTTGATTGTGTTTGTAAAGAACGTTTGTGAAGAATTTAATAGAGAGTTCATTATATCATTATAGTTGATGTCACCTTGGTCTAATTGTGAGTCAGTAATTGATCTTCTTGTGATTACACCGATTGTTTCGCTATTCCCTTTTCCATTATATGCATTTGGGTCATTTAGTGCATTCAAATTGTTGAGTGTCTCATTTGCTTGTATATTCTTAATAAATTCCGCATCTAAAGCTTGTGCACTTTCAATGTCAGTCGCGTCTGCTCTTTCGTCATAAATCTCCGTGTTCGCATAGTAATTGAACGACAACGCATTCTGTAGTTTGTCAATTGGTTCTTTAAGACCGGCTCCACCAATAAAATTGAAGCCAAGTTGGATACTAGCAATCATGGGTTGAACACCTATACCTTCAGGATTTATATCCAATAATAAAGGTTCATATGTAATACCTAAACTTGTTGGGGCTATCTTAATATTATAAAAGTCACCAACTCTCAAAATTAATATTGGTGGTGCACCAAAAGCTGTATTAACTGCCTGATCATATTGTACTGTCGTTTGTCCATTAACTTCTTTGATTGTTGGAATCGACTCGCCGGGTCTCATACATTGTTGTAAAAATGTAAGTCTTGTATTCAGTCCTTCAGGTGTCATAGAGTGGAAAGTTGGATCGAAGAATTGTAACTTGTCTTTCAAGTTGTCAAACACCAATGGCGTTTCCTCTTTGATAACCTCAAAATAATCACACTCCGTTAAAAACTTTCTCAACACTCTTTTTGTAATATTATCTCTTTGGACTTCAGTTATTGTTTCTGTTGGTCCTTGTACGTTTGTTTGGGTTGGACCTGTCACAACTTGAGGTGCTTGTCCGTCAGGTACGGCTGGACTTATTGTCTGTGTTGTTGTCTGATTATTTTGTGGTAAAGATGTTTTTGGTACAACAGTAATATCTGTAATTGTTGCTCTTCTACAAGCCATCGCATTTCTTGTGTAAATGTCTTTGTTAACAACACCGTTGTTATTTTTTCCATCACCATCAGTACAATTAATCTGCTCCGTTTTTAAAGTTTTCACGGATGTCACACCAGCAACAGGGACTCCCTTACTGTTGACCTCGACAACCCCTTGTTCACCAACAGATTCTTCCTTGAAAATTAGTGTTTGGGGGGTACTCGTAATGAATTTGTTTAAGTCTGTCTCTTTATAATATTCAATCAAAGATTTAACCCTTCTTTCACTTAATTCTTTGTTATAGTTAACTGTATTTGGGGCGGAAGCACCTCCCTTGATAACAATGCGAACAGTATATCCGTCTTCCAAAATCTTTTTGAGTTCATTATAAAAGTTTGATGTATTATTAATCACATTGAAACTAGCAATTACACCATCCCTAAACATGTTTTCGACTTGTTGTTTGGCATTCGGATCTTTCTGACCATTAGGTCCTGTTGCGTTTTTGGTATATGTGGCTTGGTTTGCAGGTGAGGTATAGACCGTATAATACCCTCCGTAACTACCGACTTGTCCTTTTTTAGGAATATCGTTATCAAAATATACTGATGAATTTTTATACTGATCTAACGTATTCGGTGTCGGATCTTTTGTTTCAGATTGTGTACCTACTTTATTAGTTGCTCCAGGTATACCAACATTAAGTTGGGCATTTGCTTCAATTATTTCTTCTTTTGTTACAGATGGATTAGTCAACATTCTTTGTATCTCAAACAAATCGGATCTGTTTATTGTTGCATATTTTTTAGCTAACTCATAAATGTCATACTTTGTACAACCCGCTAAAAATGAATTAATGAGACCATCTATGATATTTTTTTTGGTCTGATCTTTTAAAACCTTATTGACAATCACATTCAAAATTGATGGATGGTCAACAACTATTTTCCAATTCAACGTGCCTGATCTTGATGTGGACTTATAAGTGTATATTGGTTCTGGCCTACCAAGAAACTCTGAAGTATTCCATCCGGTACTCACGTTTTCGTTCACGGAAAGTCCATACGGTGGAAACCACATTACTCTACCCCCGTTTGGTCCTTTTTCACAATCGGCTAAATCCTCAAACATTTTAGATGTTCTCCAAGCCAAGTTTTCAATTGAAAACATATACTTTTTAGCGTATGCTCCGTTTGCACCACCAATCAAATTACTTGAGTCTTGTCCTCCATTTCTCCTGTTTGGAACAATGTTTAGGTTGTATGTCTTATCGAAAATTGAGTATGAAAATCTTCTTCCCTCGGTTGTTATACCGTCGGTTTTTTGTAGGTCATTGTATTGTAAAAATGGAGTGTCTTTAGCAAATACTCTACAATACTCAGCACCAACCTCATTACCTATTTCACCAACATAAGAAATTACTTTAGATCCTTTAGTCATTTCTTTATATCCATCGTTGAATACCTTACTTACCTGGTCTATCGCATTACCAACATGCTCAAATTTCTTTTTGCCGGGTGGTTGGCTTTCTACAATTCGTTGTGTTTCATCTAATATAGAACCTGTTCTAAATTTAAATCTCGTAGAGTTCGAGTCATCATAAGTTGATGGGTCGTAATCAGGGTCCTCTCCCATCTCTTTTCCACCTGGTCCAACATATTTTCCAGCGTTCTTACGATACTTTGGTGAAACCCATGTCATACCTCCTTCAATACCTCCACCATCAACGTAAGGTACTCCAGCGGCACCCAAACCTGGTGATTGTTCTACACCTTCATAAAGTTCTGCTAGCTCTGATGGACCGTAAACAGGTGATTGTACCGCTCTTCCAAAATGGTCTGTTGGTATATCACCCAAAGGTGAAAATACCATGCTCGGCTCAGATGTTCTTGATCCAACATAATAATTAGAACTATTTGCAGTACCTCTTACAATAGCCCCAGCTAGCCTATCGAAAAAGTTTCTGTCGTAATCAGGCTTGAACCTGTTCATATCTATGTTCCTGAATAGAACACTTTTTTGTCCTGGTCCTGTATTGAGTAGGAATTTTTCGGATCCCGATTGTGGTGCACCTAATAGCCGTGCAAAGAATCTCCCAATTCCCGACTCAGGAATAAATGAAAAAGCTCTCTCAATTTGTTCAATTGTAGTTGGTTGACCAAGTCTAATCTCTGTATCGAAATATGATCCTGGTATTGGTGAGAATGGTATGTAACTACCTGATAGTCTAACCGCCAGATCTGCTGCGGCAATCAGTGGGTTTGCTGGTCTTGTAATTTGATAGTTTGGCTCTATCAAAGGTATTCTATTAGTTAATACACCAAATAGGTTACTTCCACTTGCTGCTCCGGCAATATTTGCTCTTCCTACTGTTCTTTGATAAATCTCAAGAGCGATTCTTTCTTCGAATAATTTTTTTAGTTGTGTCGCACCAATCTTAGCAATAAATGAGTCAGAACTTAAAAGACCATTAGATCCTAATGGATCTCTATCAAATAAGATATCTACAGGTGAGTAGAAAGATGAATTGAAATTTGGATATGGTTCAAACTCGGATTCTTTTATTACAGTTTGGGTCGAGTATTCAAATGGTGTATCAGGTGAATAAACATTGAATCTAGCCATTCTGTCGTTAAAAACAAAAAGTCCATATCCGCTTGGGTCGGGGCTAGCATCAACTACAGATTGGTCCGTAAGTATTGTAGAATACGCAATTTGACTCGGGTCGACGTATGGTGCCAACTTGTAAGGTCTCAGATTTCTTGTGAGAAGACGTTTTCTGAAAGCTTCGGTACTACCGTAATCTAATGGACTCGGCATTTAGTTAATTTTATAATAAATAGGGAAAACAGGATTTTTTATTTGTCAACTTTTTCCAATATCGAACGTCCTGTTGCATCTTTCATTCCTGATAATAAAGTATAAAGTTTTTTAGATCCTTCTTGTGATTCAATCCACTTTTCGATTGAACGTACAACTTCTCGGTTCATACTACCATCAGACTTGAATTCAAATGTAATTTTTCCGTCGTGATTTACGTTTTTGGTTTCTGTCACATTCACGTTCTTACTTATCTTTCCAAGATCCATCGTTGAAGACATTCCTTTTTGGAATTCACCTCTGCGAGATGACCCAGGTTTCAAATAACCACTTATCATCTTACCAACCTCTGTCCTGTCATCTTTAAACCTTTCATAAAGAGAATCCATTAGTTTTTCAGGTATGGTTCCCATCTTATCGGCAAACTTAGAAATATCCACCCCTGATCCTTTCAGTTTATCCATAAGTTCTTTACCAACATCTTGGAAAGATTTGTTTCCTTGGATTACATCTACCATTGTCTTTCCAAGTTCACTTATAGCATTACCTGTAAGTTTTTGTATATCCTCGGTACCAGGTGCAACTTTTTGAAATGCATCTGTGACACTCTCACCTAATTTTCTAGTCAATTCAGGTAGTTGTCTCAAACCATCAGCACCTGCAACTCCATATACTATTCTGTTTCTTATCGATGCAATATCACCCGCCATGACTCTTCCTGTATCCATTTGAGCCCTTGCAATTTCCTCCATGGTTTTAGGCTCTTTCTTATTTTGTTCTATGGCTTGCTTTAGTTGTTCTTCATTCAAATCTTTAATATTCTTGAATACTTCTTCTCCTTTTTCGTCTCTGACCTTAATTTGGTATTCCCCTCCCTTCATTTCTGCAATACTCGCTATGTACATCTTATCTTCTTCAGACATATTACCGGTAAATTTGAGTTGTGATAATACTCTTTCTGAGTTTGCCGCAGCTAGTCCCATTTTACTAAAGTTTTCATAAGACATTCCCGCCGCCTTGGCAAGTTCTTTCATCTGTCTGATACCACCTGGGTCAATCTTGAAAGATCCCGTTTTTTCATCAAACGCTGTGAATTTTTTTGCAACTTCAGCTAAAGACATTTGTAGTCCAGCAGGATCATTGATTGATGCGTTCATCAAAGCAAATGGATCTCCTAGCAATCCAGTAGTCACTCCTAATCTTTGAAAAGCCGCTGCAGTTTCGATAGCTCCTTCGGGATCAAAGACCTTATCTGCAAAGTTCTCGGCATCTCTCATATTAGCCCTCAACATTGCTGACTGAGCGGCCATTTTGGTCAGACCCATTACCCCACCTTCAAAGTTGAACTTATTCAAAAGTTCGGCATTGTATACAACGTCTCCCATTATTTGTTGGGTGTTCATTCCTATAGACTGTACATAATTTACAGCACCAATCATGTTTTCCTCTAAATTTCCAAACTGAATACCAACGTCAGTCATAGTACTAACAATAGATTCTATGTCTTTTCCTAACACTTTCGAAGTCGCAAATAATTCTGTGATTGCTTCACTCGATGCAACAACATTTCTTTTAGTGGCTGATGACGCAGCAATTATTGTCTCAGTTGCGTCTTTAGCTGTAGCGTCGAGTTTATTTAACTCAGGTGTTGCGAGAGATATTTCACGAACGGCATCACTAATTCGTTGTCTCATTTGACCGAAAGTTCGGTTTACATCTGAGGCATATAGATTCAAAGCCTGTACTGCATCCGCAATTTGGCTTGGTATTGATCCGAATTTTTCAAATTCTTCCTTTGCCGATCCTATTTTATCATCCTGTGCCATTATTAGCTTTTCTTATAAATAGAAGAGGGAACAATTTTAAGTTCCCTCTTTTTTATTATCTTCAACCCACTTTTCCAAAAGATATTTTCTTACGAATATTGGCATCACTAAGAAGTCCTGCCAAGTTATCTTCAAAAGTGTATTCAAATAGTAGAATTCATCGATTTGAGACTTTCTATAATCAGAAGAAAGGACGAAAAAAGTCCACCCCAAAGCCAACGAATACGGTCAGCTTATCTCCTGATGGGGTTGTTACAACACGTTGCATATCAAGTCTTGGCTCGTTGTCCTCCAAGAATTTTCTTATGTGTTTTGAATCACCAATCAACATTTTACTTACAAATGTGGAGATTTGACCTCTGTCTCTCGATCCATCTAACTCAACAATTTGTCTTTCGAGTTTCCATGTAATTCTTGGAGCCGTCCTACCCTTAGGATATTGGTCAACCATTGTGGTAATCTCATTGAGTTGTCCAAGTGTGAGCGGTTTAATTTTAACAATACTACCTGAAACAGGGAGTTTTGTTTCGAATAGACCTTCCTCGTTCGGTTCAATACCCTTTTTGATACTAAGTTCTGCAAGAGATAGTGTCGTCTCAAAAGTTTTATTTGTTTTCGGATCATTAACCGTCATTATAATCTCAGGACCAAATGAAGTGTTCCTCAAAAAAATGAGAATTGCTTCAATATCAGTTTCCATAAGATCTTCAGGTTTTATGTCATGTTCAAATAATTTAGCTCTTATAAGATCAAGAGTAAGATTGTTACTCCCACCCATAATGATGTTCTCATCATTGGCTGTAAGATATCCAACTTTTACAGATGATTTTTTGTTCTTATAAAATACACCACCCGATGGTAGTGGAACCACATCATGTGGAAAACTTAGGTTTTGTGTTGCGTATTGTAGTGTTTGGTTATCCATAAAAAAAACCGTGGAGTTTTGTCTCCACGGTTAAATATAAACTGACTTTACTTTTTTTAAAGAATTAATATACAAGAACACATCTGTCCATTCTCAAGGTTGTAGTTATGTTTGCCAACGCATCTTGGCTATAATTTAGTGCGTTGAAGTTAACATCTGTCAAGAACGTACCATAGAGTATCCATTTCTCAACCACTACTCCTGTTGGATCCAACATTTCAAGGTCAATGTCTTTTTTGTAACCCGCGGCGTAACCCATACGACCTGTAACAGATTCTGCGTGTAAACGAACCCACTCCATAAGAGCTTGTGCTGCAGATGGTCCAATAGGATCTCGGAATGTTACATTGATTGGTTGCCAGTTGAATCTACCAGCAACATATGTTGATGTATTTAAAAATTGAATCTCTGTAGAAGCAATTGAAATGTGAGGTCTTGCAGCAGATTCTACAAACCACTCATTTATACCTAATGTCGAAGGAAATCTCAGAATAAATCGATTCTGACGTTTCGGTTCGTAAGGTATCGGCATTTTCATTAGTAAATCAGCCATAATATATTAATTTTTGTTTTTGTCTTTATAAGTATAAATATATCCCTAAAAATTTTTTTCTATTTACTTAATCCTCAAAAAAAAATATTCATTATTCCATCTTAGATTTTTTTCCAGTTCCAGTGTAATAAGTTTTAACAACATTATCTGAATCTTTTTCAAACCTTTTTCTCATAACTTCCACATTTTTTAAGTCGTCATCAGAAAATCCAATAGTAGGTGTGAATTTATTAGCAATATCTTTTTTAAGAAATGCTCTCTTGTTTAATAAAGCAGCCATGGCTTTGATGTAATTTACAAACCCTTCCATTGCTTCCACTTTTGCCTTTTCGGGGTTTTTTGCAGAATCCTCATTACCAAATGAGACTGGATGATATTTGTTTAACTCCAAATAGGTTTTTATTAATTCATCATCCGTCATTTCTCCTTCACCCACAAAAGAACGGTATTTTCTCAGATTCTTAAGTAGTTCCTTTTTACTGATACCGTTGAAATCATTGATGATATAATTGTATACTCCTTGTTTTATAGTGTTTGGGTTGTGACCTCTTGCTGTGATAATAGAAAAAATTGATCCATTATTGATTGCCTCTTTGAAGTCGTCAAATGCTGGACCTACTTTAGCTTTCATTGCGTCGATAAGGAATTGTTTGTCTCCACTTGTTCTGAAATTTCTGAAAGGGTTTTCAGCAAGTCCCACAATAATATCACCTTTGTAATCTAAATTTTTTTTTCCTATCCTATCTCTATACTCAGCAAAATCAGCTGTTGACATACCCACCTCATCTCCATCTTTTGTTTTCAGGATAATTTCTGTTGGCATGTGAACTATGTTATCGTCCCAATCAAAAGCATAATATTTCATATCGGGACTTCCCTTTTCTGTAAAACCTTCCCTAAATTCATTTTTCATCTTGGCTAAAAGGGGGGACATTGATCCCCCCATTATATTTTATTAGATATTTTCGAATGTAGCACCTGCCGGTGTAATCAAAAACTCAATATCAATAAATTCAAGAGCTTTAGTTGGTTTGAGAAAAATCTTACCCGATAATGTATTTCTATCAAGATCCTCAGGTGAAGAAGAAACGGTCACACGGAAGTCGTACACACCTCTGTCTCTTCTGATTGAGTCCATAATAGGGTTAACACTATCCAAGAATTGTTGTCTTACAATTTCATCGTTTTGCTCGAACAACAATCTAACTGCTACAGCGGAAATCAACTTACGAGCTTGTAGTAACAGTCTTCTAACGTTCAATCTGTCAAGAGCAGAGTCAGCAATTTGAAGTGTTTTGTTACCAAAAATTACAGTACCTACATCTGAAAAAGTCGCGATTGGGTTAATTCTTCCTTGATAAAGAGTGTCTCTATCCTCTTGAGTTAACTTGATCCGAGCCTTAATTGAATTTACCAAACCTCTTGTGTAACCCGCAGATGCGTACCAAGGGAAAGCAATGTTGTCAGTCAAAGCTAAGTTTCTACAAACCTCACCCGTTGCAGGGATGTAAAGTTGTGTGTTATTTACTGTGTCTCTTGTTAAGATCCAAGGATAGTAGGTAGCAGTGTAATTAGAATCTATACCTGTTTCTTCCAAATTGTTAACCGCCTCAGTTGGGTAAATTAAACCAATGTTATCGTATGTTGTTGGAAGGAACATATCGTAGTCAGGAGTAGTACAGATATAGATAGAATCTGCTCTGTCGTCCTCAACCATGTCTACAGCATATTCAACTAGACCGCTGTTATTCACATAATCGATACCTGGAGAAACAAAAACATTAATGTTTGTAGCCTCAGGATTAGCAAAAGTCGCAATACCAAGTTGGTAAGCGTAGAAATCACTGTTTCCCCAATTTGATACCAAGTCACCATAAGCATAGTCTCTGAAAGCACCCCAACCAGTAGCTGTAGGATATCTTGAGGTTGGACAAGCACCTTTGAGGTAACCTGAAGCACCTAAGATATATTCATCTGTATTGGTTCTTGATTCTCTGTAGATATCCCATCCATCAAATCCACCAGCAAAACATATTGTGAATTTTCTAGCAAAGATTCTATAGTAAGGGTTTGTAGGAGAGGTAGGTTCAGAGTTGAAACTTGCAACACCAACTTCGAAAGCTGATTGACCACTTGTCATAAACGTATTTGCAATTTCCACAACAGTTGCGCCTGAGTCCATGTGGAAACCTTTTGTTCTATAATTGAAAGGTGTCTCAACATTTGTATCACAATGATCAGAAATATTTTGATACCCTTTAAACTGTAAAAGCGATTCATCAATACCTAATGTATTTGAGAAACCTAAAAATGTTCTTCTAACATTATCACCCGAACTTGTAACAACATTTGAACCACCATTTGTCGTACCAAAAGGAGGATTGTAAATTACTTGACCAGGGAAATAGTAAGCTGTTTTATAAATCGGTATAGGTGATTGATTATTTCCTGAATAATCTCTCATATTATATCCTTCGAATCCACAAGGAAGTGCATCAATAGGATATTCTTCTGAGAGCTCAACCATAATGTATGCCGAATTCAAAGGATACTCACCATCAGACGATCCAATCTTTTTAGCAACAAATGAGTTAGATGCTGGATCCATAGTACAGTTCGTGAATTTTTCAAGAACCACAGGATTAGCATCAGTATCGAAGAAAGATCTAACCACGATATCAAATGTCGAGTTGTTGAACGACATGTTCATGATAGAAATTTTTACCTGTGTATTTGCTGCGTCTCCGTCAGAAATAGAAACAAACTTGAATAGATTGTAAACTTTATTACCTCTAAGTTCCGAAACCACATACGGTGTTGTTGGACTTTGATATTCAAATAAGTTATTTGCGATTGAAGAAATATTTCCACCTCGTGCTTCAGGAAGTGATACGAAGTCTGGAACAATACCACGGATATAACCGTTATTGTATGACCAGTTCAACATTGTTTGATATATCTCCTCAACAAAGACGGGGATATCCAACCTCGACTTAGAAAAGTTAGAAACACTTAATACTTTGGTTATGTATTCGGAATCGGAAGATTGGAATGATGTTTCGATTGAGAAAACATCACCTTCATATGTCTCACCTGTTATCGCGAATGTTGCATACGGGTTTGAAGTTAGACCTGAGTATGACCCAGAGGTGTCCAAACCAAGATCTGTTGAGCCTGTTACTTGATATCTCGGGCCTGCTGTGGTCGCGTTATAAAGAGATATACCTCTTGACCTCAAAGTAGCGACAACTAAGTTGTCGTACTCAGAGAAAGACGTACCTGAATAGGTATAAATAGTTCCACTCATAGCACCTGAAAAAATTTCATATGTTGCTGAAGTTCCACCAGTTACTTTTGAACAGTAGGTTAAGAATGAATACCCTGTGTAACTATTTGTTGTAAGATCTGGTTTGTCAAATGTTGCATAATACCACTCATCATTTGTCTCTGCTGAGTATACTATGGTTGAATTATCCACATCACTACAATCAAACACGTTTTCTACAGTGTATGAAGATGGATCAAAATCAGATGTATCAATAGCCCCGTACACATACAAACTATCTCCTGAAGTAGCACCCGAGGCATTAGCAATACCCATAATTTGAGATTCAATATCCTCTCTCAAAGAAGAGACAGAACCGTCGTTCTGAGTGTAAGGTATATCAAGAGTATCGAAGATAATGTCTGGTACTGTTGACCCTGTCGGCGATGTAGACGCGAGCTGAGTTATTGTAATTGTTCCACCACTGTTACCTGAGAAGGTGAAAGCGAAGTCAACAGGAGATCCCGAAGTTCCAATTGTTGATTGATCGACATTAGCTATTGTTGTGAAAGACCAAGAGGGTCCCGCATCATATCCTGATAGACCAAGAACTCTTGTCACGAACAATTGGTTCGATTGTTGAAGATACGACTTAGCGATGTAAGCCGCTTCATATTTAGGTATTTGAGTGTTAACAAATTTCTCGGGGGACGTTGGACCAAAAAGAGCTTGGAACTGATCGAAACTTGTTATAAAAATTGGTTCGAAGGCTGGACCAGTCAAGGTTTCACCAACGATACCTAAAGTGGTTACTCCCACACTCTGAGATATGAATGATAAATCAGTCTCTCTGGTGTAAACACCAGGTGATACGAATACTTTTTGTGCTGTTGCCATTATTAAAAGGTTCTAGTTGAATTTATTTTATTCATAAATATTAAATTAAAGACAAAAATCTTTGTTCCTGAATATGTATTTGTAAATCAGGATATTTAATTCTGCCTTTTTTCTGCCTATGAAAACACCCCCTAAATCGAACAAAGAGATAAAGAATATAAAAATCTCAATAGAGTCTCACGAAAGATTGAGAAGATACTGTGATAAGAGGGGTTTGAAAATTTACAAATTCTTGGAAAACCTCATAATGGAGAGATGCAAAGAAAAGACTGACCTTTACGGCGAGGATTAGAGTAGTTTAGCAATATACTCCAAAGATGACACTGCAGATGCGTCCTCAGGTATTATCTCGAATCTTACCGTATCTCCTGATGTGATTTGAATTGTGGAAACATCTTGACCATAATAATAGTCATTCAGGTAGACATCCCAAGTTTCAAGGTTTATTTTACTATTAAAATTTAGATTCGCAGTGTATTTGAAATTCTCAGTATATCCTGTTTCACCGACACTAAAATTAAAAGTCAGAGGAAATTCTGTTGCGTTCTCTGGATATATCTTTTTTGGCTTTCTTCTTTTGAAATTACTTGTTTCTATAAGTTGGACCGTTCTTGAAATTGCTGGTTTTACCTGAAATTCTTCCTCATCTATTAAGAATCCCATCATTAAAAAATCATAATTTTGAATATAATATTTTCTCTTGTCTAATTCTAAGACAGACTCATTAGAAACGTTCTGTAATATGATTGGAACAAAATGTCCTTTTACAAAAGTATAAGCCTGACGAGAAGCAAACTTCTGCATTACAATCTTATTTAGTTGGTTCAACTCACGCATCCTATTACACATAAACTTTAGACTATAAATTATATCAACTGGCACTGGTTGAGGTATAGTGTATATGTCAATTCCTTTCCTTTGACCGTCCCACGTTGGGACTGTTGCAAAATAATACTGTCTTCTGTTCGGTATATTGTAAATAAGTGATGGATTTGATCCGTATTTGACATCTGGATTTCTAACAACAGTCATGAAAGGAACCTTGACGTTTTTATCTAAATCACTAAAGTTCCAAGTCTCAGTAAACTGTGACCAATTCTGAGTTGTAATTATAATATCAACAACTGGCACCACCTTTCCTGATGTTACAGTCTCAAGATCTTTCTTCACAAAATCTAACATACCTCTATCCAAATCAGCGTGTAAAACAGACTTGGGTAAAAAAGTACCATCTCTTGTAATGTAATCCAAAAGCTGTTCCCTACGAGCTAAAAGCTCTTTCTGAGGTACTAAATCAATTTTCTTTTTTACTTGTTTGGGAAACGGCATTTATGGTTCTATTAAATGGATTTTATTTTTAGCGTTAATCAAAGCAACTTCTGATGCGTGATATATTGGCTCTTGTGTAGATTTGATTACAAAAGAATCATTAATGTATGGGTCATATGAAATAATTTCCGATTGGTCCATGTTTGGAATATTTTCACAATTTTGCACACAATAATCCTCGATTGTCCCAATCACAAATGCATGAACGTTTTTTGATTTATCTTTTCTTACTCTCTCCCTACCACCTTTTCTCACACGAAACTCAACGTCATACAAATAAACGTAATCGGCGTGTAAGACAACAATACCATTTTTTTGAACCGAGAACGTATGTTTGTGTAAATTATAGTAAACCATAACTTTTTGACCAAGTATGTTGTCACGGAGCAAAGACTCTTGTGATTCTGAAATTAAATAAATCATAAACCTCTGAACTCGTTATCGTTTACATAAGTGGCAACTATTGTTCTGTAGAACGGCTTGTAACCACCATAAGTGTGTTTATTGTCTGAGTTAACCCTTCCATCATCAACAACACTATAATATCTGACTCTATTTTCAGTCTCATAATATCCTATGTAGTCTCCAAAATCTATAGAGATCTCTAAATCGTCCAAGGTCTTTTGATAAACTGAAATCTGAATATTTCCCGGTTCAGATTGCGTAATTCTTGACCCACCCAGCATCGTGTTTGTTGGTATAAGAACCTTAACATATCCCTTAAACTCAACGGGAGGTAAGAATTGAATACCGTCTTGTAGAGCTTCTCCGTATACGTCATCTGTCTTTGTCTTTTTCTTATCAACCTTGTATAACACCAAAGTAAAATTCATGTCACCTTCCAACCACTCTTCACCCATACCGATATCAAGTGCGTAGTCTTCTCCACCAAAGAACTTACCTAACCTTGTAATTGGGACCTGTCTTTCCATTGTTGATAAATACATCGGAAAGAATTATATTTGTTTTCAAAAATGATATGAAAATAAACCCACCAACCAAAATATACTTGAATAATAGTCCAATACATGGTTTAGGTGTGATTGCCTCAGATAGTATAAAGATGTCGGGTGTGATAGAAATATGTCCTATAGTTGAGATGAATTTTATTGGGGCATGATTAAAAAAAATAAGGTAGAGAACAAATGAGTGACATATCAATAGAATCGAAAGCCCTTTCTTTATTAGAGATCTATGAAGGATCCAACAATTACATTCAAGAACTCAAACGCAAATTTAAACTTAACAGGAAATTTTATCCAACGAGAAGTCAATCTGAATATATTATAAACAACCACGACAAACCACCAAAGGTTGCGAAGAAATGGGCGATGCTTGACACATATTTCGCACAAAAACTGGCAAACGATAAATTATACACACAGATACCTGAAAAGATTTGGGTGGAAAAGTTATTAGCCGAGAAAGAGAAAGCTTATCATATATGGGGTAAATTTTTTGAAACTGAATCACTTCATGAATTTTGGTTACCAAAGGCCGCAGTGATAAAAGACCACACAGTAAAAGATGTAAAAATAGATTATGAAAAATATTCAAATAGACCACCGCTTGCTCATCAGAAAGAAGCCATTCAAAAGTTGGTCGAAAATAAAAGATATGTGCTTGCAGATGATATGGGTCTTGGCAAAACCACCTCTACCATTATAGCGGCTTTAGAAGCTAAGGCCAAGAAGATCCTGATTATCTGTCCCGCAAGTTTGAAGATAAATTGGCAGAGAGAAATCGAAAATTACTCAAAAAAATCAATTTATATTTCAGAAGGTAAGAACTTCAGCAAAGATCATGATTTCGTTATTATAAATTACGACATTATAAAAAATTTCCATGACCCTAAAAAGAAAGATGATTCGCAAATTCTTAATGCCGGTTTTGATTTGGTTGTTATTGATGAAGCACACTATATCAAAAATCCTCAAGCCCAAAGAACAAAACTAATCAACGACTTTGTTAAAAGAGTTGACAGACTTTGGTTATTAACCGGTACTCCCATGACCTCAAGACCCATAGATTATTATAATCTGTTGAACCTTGTGGATTCTCCTGTTGCAAAAAACTGGATGGCGTATGTTATCCGATACTGTGAGGGATATCAATTCAAAGTTGGGGCTAGAAAAGTTTGGAACGTTATGGGTGCATCCAATCTTGAGGAACTAAGAGACAGAACCTCCAATTTGGTACTAAGGAGACTAAAGGAAAATGTTTTAGATCTACCTGATAAAATTATTACTCCTGTTTACCTGAGATTAAAATCAAAAAAATATGAGGAAGTAATGGGTGACTACTACAATTGGTATGAAAAAAACCCTGACGAAAGCAAATCTCTTACCGTTCAATTTACTAAACTGACAGAAGTTAGGCAAGTTATTGCAGATGAAAAAATATTGAACACAATCGAACTCGCAGAAAATATTATTGAACAGGGAAAGAAGGTAATAATATTTTGTAATTTCACAAACTCCTTAGAAAAAATAATAGAACACTTCGGTAAATCTGCAGTAAGATTAGATGGATCAATGTCCAAACCCGACCGACAAAATAGTGTTGATAGATTTCAGAACGATGATAAAGTAAAAGTATTTGTTGGAAACATTAAAGCTGCAGGAGTTGGTATTACTTTAACAGCCGCTGAAGCTGTTATAATGAATGACCTGTCTTTTTTGCCTTCAGACCACTCACAAGCTGAAGACCGAGCTTATAGATACGGTCAAAAAAACAATGTGTTAGTATATTATCCAATATTTGAAAATACTATCGAAGGTATCATTTACGACATTCTAAATAACAAAAAACAAGTTATTGCTACGGTCATGGGTGATTTAAAAAATGATGTCGATATTGTAGAAGAAATCATGAAACAAATTAATGAACGTAGACAATAACGAACTTATGGATTATTTATAGAATAATCGAATGTTATGAATAAAATAGAACAGAAGATTGAACAACTTGAAAAACAAATCACAGAAACACACATCAATGAAGAGACTCAGTTGTTAATCACAGAAATGAAAAAAATAGGAATAGAAAAATTACCTTATTCTTACTCAGCCCTCAAAAACTTCATCGATGCTGAAACGATGAATTTTCACTACAACAAACATTATAAAGGGTACGTAGATAAATTAAACGACGCATTAGCCAAAAAAAAATATGGTGATCTTGATCTTGAAAAGATAATCAAATCTATTTCAAGATATGACAAAACAATCCGTAACAATGCTGGTGGAGCATTCAATCATGCACTTTTTTGGAACATGCTTTCTCCCAAGCCAATGAAATTGAATGGGCCACTTGAGGATAAATTGAAAAAAGAGTTTAAATCCTTCAACAATTTTAAAAAAGAGTTTGAAACTGTAGCCAAAGAAAGATTTGGATCGGGGTGGGTGTGGTTGGTTTTGACTAGTCAAAACAAATTAAAAATTATGTCAACACCAAACCAAGACAATCCGTTAATGAATATAATTGAAGGTGGTGGTTTTCCTTTATTGGGATTGGACCTTTGGGAACATGCATATTATTTGAAATACAAAAACAAAAGAGATGAATATATTTCAAACTTTTGGAAGGTTGTCAATTGGGATTTCGTGTCAAAAATGTATGATATGAAAATCGAAACAAGATTAGCCGAGTCAATCAAACTAAAGGAAATTATAATGGAAGGCAAATCTGAAAAATGTACACCAAATGAAATGGAAACTATCAGACTAATGTTCAACATAAACAAAGATATAGAAAAAATATACAAAGAAAGTATTGACAGGATTTTGAAAGAGGTATTCAATGAAAATTGGGCAGATAAAGACAACGAAGGAAATATGTCAGGTGTTTACTTTTTAGAACAACCAGGAAGATCAGTTATCAACAAACTAAACACAAATTACACAACTTTTTGCATTCTTATTAAAGATATTAATAAAATAATTCAAAACTTTCACCCTGAAAAACCCCAAATAAATTTTGTTGGAAAAACCCCAACTGAACAGGTTATGGAGGTTAAGAGGTTTGTAAAAGCGATAGATTACTTTAAGTTCAAAATATTTGATCCATCAAGCTTAACACTTCAAAATATAATGAGATCCTTGACAGAAACGGATGCGGCTGGTGAAAAAAGAGAGGAAATTACGGCATCTATTTTGGGAAAATTTTTTGGACCATCCGTTGAAATTTTCAAAGTGGGTGGGCTGGGTGAAAAGGAAGACATGATTCAAGGGGTTGATTTGAAAATAAAAAAAGACGGAAAAGAATATACTGGCCAAGTTAAGCCATTTAGAGAAAGAATTGATAAGGAACCTAACATAATATTGAAAGGCACAGGAAAAGTAAAAACCTACAATACAGATTGGATGATTTTCCAAAAAGGAAGGAACGTTTTAGTGTTTAACAAGAAACCAAGAATTATATCAGGCAACTTTGTATTTCCATCAGATTCATTGGTCTACGATATAAAATAACTTTAAGAAAGTATTTATATTATTATGCCAGTAATCGGGGAACCAGATAGAGGTCGAATTTATACTAGAGTCAAACATCTACTCGGTGCACCACTTCGTTCAGTTGAATTGGAAGATGAGATGATGGACTCATTAATGGAATTGTCTATTCAAGATTATACACAATATACTTTGGATTGGTTGATTGAGTCTCAATGGGTTAATCTTGTAAATTTAAACATGGATGAGAAATCTGTAGCAAAAGCTTTGATAACAAGAACTATGGACTTCGAAAATCAGTTTACTTACGCATATTCGAAAATTGTGGGTCTACAAACATCAGGTCCCTATGTTCTGAAGAAAGATTATATCACACTTTCAGCAAATACACAACTATATGAAATTCCAGCAGGACGCGAGGTGAACGAAGTTTTATGGTTTTCATCAGCTGAGTTAACGAACGTACTATTCGACCCATGGTCTATGGGATTCATAGGTGGACCCGGTCTTGGAGGACCGGCGGGTTATTCACAAATGGGATATAGTGGATCGTATTTTATGATGCCTGCCTTCGACATGTTATTGCGACTCCAAGAAATTAATATTCAAAGCCGTATTTTAGGTGGGGAATTAACTTACAGAATTACAGGATTACCTGACGGAAAAAAGTTGTTACAACTTTACAACGTACCAGGTGGAAAGTTCGATTTCGGTAACTTCGGGTTCAATCAATATCGTGTGTGGTATTGGTATTATGACGTAGGACCCGAAGATAGAGCAGCTTGTTTGAAAGCGAATCCTGATATAATAAAACTTCCATCTGATGTTCCTTTGGAAACATTGGAGTGGGAAGATCTTAACGTGCCAGCACAGCAATGGGTGAGGAGATGGTTCACCGCCTACTGTAAAGAGACCTTAGCAAGAGTAAGGGGAAAGTATAGTGGTAACCTCAAAACACCTGACTCTGAAATTACAATGGATTACCAAAGCCTTCTGACTGAATCTAAAGACGAAAAAACTAAGCTTGAAGAAGAACTGAAACTCAGATTAGAACGTCTGCGTCCTGAAAAGGTTATGGAGAAAGAAGCTCTGACAGCTGAGAATCTTAACAAACAAATGAGATACAGAGCGTTGCCAAGACAAATTTATGTTATCTAATGTCGATTATCAAAACACAACCCTCACAAAGATTATTCGAAGGAAGAATTATTGAAACATCCGAAATTTCTTTAATTAATAACGAAGAATATTACATTACAAGCGGTGAAGATTGTATTGTTGTAAGAGGAGATAAATCTACAACAATCAAGTTACAAAGCACAACTACAGATCATGTAGTTGTCAAAGCTTTAACACATCTAATTATTTTACCAGATATTGGTAGAATTGACGAAGATTTCGATGAAATAAGTTGTGATAGAGGTGCATGTATTGAGTTCAGATTTATAAACGGTAATTGGTACATCCTGTCATCAGATGGGTTGAAACAATCCTGACATTTTTTTCCAATCAGGATCGGCCAATTCATACATATAGTCAGGCCGCAAACCTCTTTTATTCCAATAATCGAGTTCTTGCTCTGTTATATCAAGGACATCTTCTTTCAGTTTGTCTTGATCAATCTCTTCAAATGGCTGACCATTTATGAGATCACACTGAGCTTTGGTGAATATACCCCTCTGTTCAGGATCATCAACAATTAGACCATCTCGGACTTCTTTTTTAAAACACACCAATAGTGGTTCTATTCTTTTATTAAACGTGGTTATAGATCTTGGTACATTATATTCACCTGTAAGGTTCGGGTTCGTTTCGAAAATATTATCATCGAGCAAATAGCAATTGACAACGACACCCTCTGTAATAGGTTTATATTTTGGATTCATGTTGATATTGTACTGATTGGTATCTTTGATTTGTTTTGCGGTCATTTTTTGAACGTCTCCTTGTGAAGCTTTTTTTCCGTTGTTCACGTACAAGATTACGTCACCAAGATTTACATTCAAATTATTTTGTATTGCTAATTCCATATGAGCCATTCTACTCATACTGTTTCCCGCCTTTGTTTTTTGTGTTAGTCTTTTTTTATAGTCATCCAAAGTTAATTTAACCCTCGCTCTTTGTGCTATCTTAGAGAGTGGAATTTTTTGGTCGAATATTTTTTGTAGATATTCATAATAGTATTCAATAAACTCTCGTCCTTGCCCTTCGAGTAACATTCTAATACCTTGATCCAAAAACTCCTCGATGTATATGGGGAGTTTTTTTGATTTTATAGAATTACCTGTTAGCTTTATCTTCCCATTGGCATCCATGACCGCGTAGTTTTTTCGAGCTAAATTAATACAAGAGGGCCAAAGTCCATCTGTGTCGAGAGCCATTTCACCCCTCATGAAAATATCGTTATATTCCGCTACGTCAGCGTCAGCACCTGTGTATTCTTTACCAAAATTAACCTTCCAATTCAGACCCCTACCGATGTATTTGTGAGTGTCCACGTCATTCGGACTCGAGAAATTCACACCATCAGTATCCATAACAAGTGGAGTGTAGCCTTTGGTCATAAAAAACTGAATCATTTGACGAAGATATTGTCTCCCTGTGCATGTAATCTGTTCACCCATGTACATGTCACCCCAAGCAAATACTTGTGGAGCGGATAGTGCACCAAACATCGAGTTGATGAATATTTTAATTGGTAATTGTTTATTTGAATATGACGCTGATAATTGGGGATCTGTTGTGTAATACTCCTCGGCAAGTTGTTTATATCTGATACGAGTGTCACGAAAATATTTAAGCATTCCTCTCATTCCACCCGTCACATCACAATCAGGAAAAACGTCATGTACAAGTTGGATAGATGGGTATAGAGACGAGAAATCAAGTTTTAGCACATTTTTACTATATCCAACTTTAAGTAGTCGTGAAAGACCTCCAACAAATTCGGTCTTATCTTGTTTTGCGGGTATCGGGAGTCCATGTTTGTAAGACCATGCGATCATTAACATCTTCCATAAAGTTGCGGTACCCATTGTGGACACTCTTTCATAGGTTGTTGGAATCATGGATGCAAGTAAAAAAGAAGCTTGATTGAATTCCTTATCAACAGCTAAAGTTTCTTCCAAGTCATCATCAAGATATTTTTCAACAATTTTATCTCCTGTTGTTCGAATATAAACATCTTCTCTTTTCTCACAAATTATGTCGACATTTTTATCTTGACCAACTTTTTTATACTTACCATTATGTATGTTAAGCCAGTATTCCTCTTTCTTAGAATACATCTTTCCAATATCTGCGTGTTCGATGTATACACGGTCTTTTGCTTCTTTATTTATAAATTTTGTGATGTATTTAAGACCCGCTGCTTTAATACTTGAGTTGATTGCTTGGGCCCTACGAACAGCATGAATAATATCAATGACATTATAACCCCATATTGAAGTTTGTAGGTAGTCCTCAACTTCGTTTGCAAGTTTTAAAATACTTCCCTTCCTTGTATATGAATGACTTGGATTTAACGATTTGACTGCCTTCCTCATATCAATACCAAGCCTTTGAGCTCTTTCAAAAATCCAATGCCAGTCAAAGTTGGCTGAATTATATCCACCGATTATGCTCGGCTTTATTTCATCGATTATATTCAAAAACTCCAAAATTGCTCCTTTCTCTTGAGATTCATCCAAACATTCAATTACTTTATGATAACCTTTATTAGTTTTGATTCCAATCATAAAAATTCGTCCATCTTTCGGATCCAATGCGTCAGTCTCCAAGTCAAATACCAATCTTGTAACATCATCATAATTGCTAAATCCTTTGAATAATCTTTTTTCTTTTACAATAAAATATTGCTCCACAGGAGGAAGAATTAAGATCTTATCTTTAGCCGTTTCACTCCAAGGGTCAAAATTACCATCTCTAAAGAATTGTATAAGTTCTCTGTAACCTTTCAAAGATTTTATCATAAACGTAAGACCTTTTTCGAGTCTTTCGTTATCATGGGTGTCTAATTTCTCTATTACAATTCCATACTTGGACATGGCTTCTTTTTGTGCCATTTTTGACCCATTATAGAAATTTATATTTCTTAGATCTCCAACCCAAGCAAAAGGAGTAAAAGTATCTTTTCTAATTTCTTTACCTTTACCAGGTATCTCTTTGATTTTGAAAATGGAGTTTGAAACGTAATCAAACTCAATAGCAACTATAAATTGTTCGTCGTCGTTTCCCTGTAGGAACGATTCAATTTCCTCGTTAGTAAACATAAATCTTAGCGAGTGGTTTATTGGCTTTCACACAATTGTGAAATTTACCTTACTCATCTACAATAAATATAAAAAAAGAAAACCTATCGTCAAACTAGCAACAACCTTCTGAAATGAAACTTGGTTGCACGTTAATAAACAATTGTTCTCGAATTGGGAGAATCAGATTACCTTCATCACTGCTAAGTAGGAATTGACCTTCATATCTACCCGGTGTGTTTGTCTGCATTGCGGTAAATTGGAAATATACATAATACTCCGTAGGTGTTCCAAGCTCAGCGTAAGTTTTTTCAACAATACTTGCAGGAGCTGATACTACTTTGGGTATACCTGTTGCTGTGTTGATCATGCTGAAAAATATATTTGACACTTCCAATAAATTCATGAATGTGACATAATCACTTCTACCGTCCTTGACAATTTGCATTTTTAGTAATGGCAGTGTTGCATTTTGCAATATAAAAAATTCCATACAAATAAATATATTCGTTAGGATTCTTTACGTAAGCTTCTTTCGTAATGGTCAAATCTATTGTGTTCAGTTGGTGTCATAAGAAGAATACCCGCGTAAATTCTATCTTTCTTCATTTCTTGATATATGTGAGACATCCAAGTTTGTTCGTAAGGTCTTGCCCAAGTTGTTTCTAAGAACATTTTTTTATTTCCTTGTTTCGATACTATTTGTGGCCAATTACAATAGTATATTTCTCCAATTCCATATGGTATCCCCTGATAGGTGTTGACTAAATAAAAACTTGTTTTGGGTGCATTTGGATCCAATCCTAAATCAGGTAATCTTTTGTTGTTCGGCCAAAACTCCTCTCTTACGGATTGAGGTACATTGTACCATGCCCATTGAGTTCCATTGTCACCAAAAAATTCTGTGTAGTTCATTTTCATGAAATCAAAAGACTCTTTATGCATTATTTCCAATGTCTTCAAATATAAGTTTGGTGCATATCTATTGAATCCATTTCTACAAACCCCACCGTCTAAGTAGAAAAACATATCATCTTCAAAAAAATGCATATATTCCAAATCTGTTTTTTCGAAGTGTTCCGCGATGAACTGTCTTCCACCACAAATACCCAAGTTGCCATTTTCAGGTATTATCTGCTCAAACCCATATCGATTACACAACTCCTCATACTTTTGAAAAGTTGAATTATCGGTTGAGTTGTTCAATAAAAACTTTTTAGGCATTTCCAAAAAATTTTTATCATATTTTTCCATGGACTTAATCAAAGTTTCGAATTGATTTGGACTATTAAACGTGATTACATACAACCCAACTTTTTTTGGGTCCAAGGGTTGTTGGGCTATCCCATTCATCTTGAACTCTGTTTTAGGTTCCAATCTGTCATTCTTCAAATCTTCAAAAAACTTACCCAACAAACCATTACCTTCAATTTCAAAATAATTTATAAGGTCTGCGTTTTTATAACACATGATACTAAAAATAGATTCCTCAGTACCCATGTATCCATCTCTCAACGTAGTATTCAATAGATTGTAATATATTCCATTAATTTCAGATATTGTCTCCTTAGGTCCGCCAAAAAAACCACCACGAGCAACTCTTTCGACCTTAGCCCCAGCAATCTCATTCATTTTATTAAACTCGAATCCGTGTATCTCTGTGTTTGCCTCATAAGGAAAGCATATGAATGAGAACTTGGTAATATATTTTGACAACTTATCTAATACATGATCGTGAGTAAAATACCCTGGATGTACTGTGTTAGTTATTCCACCATCCAGCCAAAAAAGATATTTGGAATTAAACCTGTCCATGATTTTTGCATCATGTAACAAAAACATTTTGGACATAACCAATGGATTATAAAGTTCAAGTCTTGACTGAGTGGACTCTGATAACCAACCGGCCAAATTTTTCCATTTAGTATTATTTCTGATAGTTTGTATGTTGTTGTAGAATTCGTTCTGTTTAAACCAACTAACGTCTCTCACAATGAATTGAGTTTTATTAGGGTCCCTTTTTTTCGAAACAATCTCTTGCAGTTTTTCATCACCATAAATTATCATATTAACATCAAAGTCTAAAAGTAAATCAAATCTTTTAGTGTAATGAGAATATGAACGAGACCATCCTTCAGTAAGATCTTCCCTACCGATGTCCCAAATGCCAGTCACAATTGTAATGTCACTCATCTATTTTGTTTAATTCTGTTAATATTTTATAGAAACTTTTATTTCTTTCAAAAAGATTTGGATCAGTACCTGGCGGGCAATTATCTTTACACCACCATATGTCAAAATGTTTACGTTTAAATCTATCAAAGTGATTGAAATACATCAAAGTCATAATTTGCTCCTCCATCGGTAAATTTTCATCTGCATCTTCCAAAACTTTTTTCAAGTAATCTTCGAAAGTTGTTACTAACCAATTCCAATTTTCTTTTCTTCCACCAAATAGACCACCTATGATATGTATAGATCTGTCATAGCTTGTGTAATATTTTTTATCGACGGTTCCAGACCAATAGTTTCTATCGTTTTCTTTACCTATCATAAAAATTTTATCATCAGTAAATTCTATTAGATTTTTCAAAAAATCATTCTGAAATAAATTTGACTCGTAATACTTTCTCTGTACTCCTTTATCCGTTAGATATTTCAAGGGTATCAAACCACAATGTGACAATCCAGCATCTATCCAATAGTAATGATCATAAGAGCCATCTTCATTCCACCACCAATGAAACTTCGAGAACTGAACTTCAACACATCTATCAGATTTTCGCACTTGTTCGATATTCTTTTTAGAATTAATTATATTTTTGAATTTAGTCTCGTACAAATCAAAAACTTTAAACTCGATTTTTTTTGGATCAATCTTATGGACATCGTAGAAAAAGATTTCTAGCTCTGACTTTTCATCTTCTGTCGTATAACATACAAAAACAGAGTCTGTCATTTTGAGAAGTGACAATAAACTATATCTGTAATGACTTCCTCTAGCGGGTCTACCACCTAAATCTGTTCCATTTAATTTTGAATATATTGCTGTTATAAATTTAACTGACATTATAATCTATGTGTTTTTGTGTACTTTTTATTTCCTCTGTCCTTTCCTGGTATAGGTAATAATCATCAATTTTTACAGGTGAATATTGGTTCCAATTGTAAACCTGTGTATAATAATTATTATACATTCCATGGGATACGTCGGAATAGGATCTTCTCTGTGGTGCAATGGGCACTATAGGGCAATAACTCTGTTTTATTGGATAAATGAAGTGTGCTAAGTATCCATCAATAGGGTAATAATAATCTCCACTCGTGAATGCAGTTGTTGATATATTGAACATTTCGTCGTACACGGACTCGTCATATATCATCATGTTGGTCGCAAAAGTTTCTGCATTGTCATTATTTTTCCTTGGGGGTAATTCTGTTATATCCAATAGTAGGTTGTATTTTTCACTACGGTTTACGTTCCTATTGAGTGTTGGGGTAACGTTGAAAACTGAAAACTCTATTCCCTCTATTTGTGATTCTAATTTTTCTAAGAATGATTTGGCATAAGGCATGAATATACAATCATCTTCAATTACCATAACCCTCTTGTATCCTCTGTCCTTTGCAATTTTGATACATTCCAAATGTGATAAAGTACAACCCATATAACTGTTTCTGTTTATTGCACTAAACCTTTCATAGGACCAACCAATATAATTCATCTCTTTGTTTATGAGTGATAAATTTTCAGGTCTATGGTCAAGATTTATAACAAACTTAGCTAATTCTGAAAATTTCATTAGCTTACATGATTGTGAGTAAGTTGTCCTGTTAATCTCTCACACCATCCTTTTGATTCTGAGTGAGGCCAAACCACCCAATACGATGGCATAAAATCTGTCTGAAATTCTCTCCAAATTTTACAATATTTGTCAGGATCTCTGAAATAACCTTGTATTTCATTTTTGTCTGAGTCTTTCCTAAAAAGTGTTTCATCGTTAGGACCGTGGAATGCAACTACCCAAAAATCATAATCCTTTTCAGGTACTCTGTCGTATCCAATATCGATACAGTGTTTGTAAAGTTTAGTGAAATCATTTTTCCAATCTTCTTCAGTTGCGTAGTTGTAAGGATTTGGAGGATAATTTTTATCTAAAGTGTATTTTTGTACTGATCTTTTCTCAAATAAAATACCGGCATATTTCTCATATTCTTTTAATGTTCTTATAGGTCCAAACCCATAAGGTCCATCATGACCTTCTTGAGTTTCACCGTCCATACCGAATAATCTTCTATTTGTCAAATGACTTTTTTGGTTTTTTTTAACCCATTCTTTGTCATCGTCCCATTGCTTAGTCCTACCTTTACGAGTGTATTCGTGATATACTACTGGAATGTGTGGGTGAAACAAATCATATCCCCACGTATATGCTCTCGCAGCAATAGAGATTTCCTCTCCATGGAAATAGTATTCGGGATTGTGTTGAACTTCAACTGAGAACTTACCCAAAGTGAAACAAAAATGAGCGGAATAAAATCTTGAGGTAACGGGTTTTTTCATTTCTCTCCAACCTGGTATTGTCTCAGGTAGAAAAAAAACAGCACCCTCTGGAATAAACCTATCAAACGCCATTCTCCAAGCATCTTGAGCTCTCCCCGCAGGATCGTTGTCAGGGTCGAAGGAAGGTATGTAGCCCGTAAGTAGAGGCTTCTTATACCCATCCTTCTGTAGACCCTTTATCATTTTGATTAAGATATCATCCCAATCCTTTATAAATCTCATGTGTGAGTCAATTTGTAATGTATAAGTCTCACCATCATATAGTTGTTGTACCAAATGTCTCGCCCAACAAACTCCTTTAGCTTCTTGGTATGGTATATCTAAAATTTTAAATCTCTTGTCGGATCTAAATTCGTCTAAGTTGTCAAATCCATCTGTTTCATTGAACTGTCTAGCAATACCCAAAACTAAATTTTTGGGTCTTTTTGCATTTGCTAGCATGTCTTTAATTGTTGGAACTAATTGTGGATCTCTGTATGAGGCTATTTGTACATAAATTTTCATTAAAATATATTTTTTTAAAAAATAAAAAACCCTCTTGATAAGTGGAGGGTTCAATAAAAAATATTGAAAATGATTACACTTGGGTTACTGTTACTACGAAGCCATTACAATCCGTATCTAGATTTTGTATTATTATATTCATCCAAAATTTCAGATGTAGTTCTTAATGATTTGTAAATTCTGAATTGACCTAAATTGGCATCCATAAAATATGAATTCCCCCCAATTGACCCAATCCACCAAGTTTGGTTGGTTCCTATATTCGCTACTGGTGTTCCTCCACTTGCAGTTGCTATTTCGGTACCATTCTTGTAAAACTTAATAGTTCTATTTGTTTTATCAAAAACATATGCAATATGTTGCCA